TGGAAACACGGTGTGGTGCATGTTGCCGTGTATGTTGCTAATATTGTATCACGTTGCCGTGTATTATAATAGCTATCATACATGGTAACAGTATGTGCTAGTATTGTTTAGCGTATGGATTTTAAAGTTTTACGTACTTGTTTCTTAGTTTGTAAAATGAAGCTCATAAATTAAGGTGATGATGTAATTCCCTATAGTTCCGTTTTATCGTTAACCGTATTAAAAACCTTTAGATTCAATGGTAAAGCAGTATTTAAAACGGAACGTGCATAAAAGTGGTACAAAGAATGGTATAAAAACAATATTGGTTGTCGTATTTAATCTACTCATACGAATTAATTGACAACTAGCATTTAAAGCGTAATATATAATAAAAAATGACAATACAAGGGCAAGCGTAATGGCGTTGAAAGATACATTAATGTCTGCATTCTCTAATGCTATACAAACAGCTGAATGGGTAGAGAAAAAGCAATTTGGCACTACTGACTATAGTGATAGAAAAATACATCGACGATGGTCAATAACAGATGCTGCAAAGCTTATTGGTGTTACTAGACAAACAATTGATAAGGCTGAGCGTGCTGGCAGATTACCACCGCCAGAGCGACGTGAAAGCGGTAGCAAATTGGGCTATACCATTTATCAAATAAATGAAATGCGCGCTTGTTTTGGTACTGCTCCGTATCGCAAGCCAGGTGATGAACCACAAGTAATATCGGTGTGTGGCCACAAAGGTGGTGGCTGGAAAACTGCTACTGTTTGTCACTTTTCACAGTGGCTGGCATTACAGGGCTATAGAACATTATTGGTTGACCATGACCCACAGGGCACTAGCAGTCTGTACCACGGTTTTACACCCATGCGAGTTAATGACGAAGAAACACTGCTCCCCTGGTACATGGGCGAGCAAAACGACTTAACTTATGCTATCAGTAATACTTACTGGCCCGGGCTTGATATCATTCCTTCTAACCCCTCTGTTGATAGCATAAAACTTGAATTGCCACGCATGGCTGAACGAGGTGAACTGCCTTATGCTCCACATTTAATGCTGCACGAAGGGCTAGAAACCATTAAAGATAATTATGATTTTATTTTGGTTGATGGCACGCCTGATTTGTCTGACATAACAATCAACATGGTTTTTGCCGCTGACCTAATTCTTTGCCCTACTCCTGCCGTTTTTGCTGACTACATTAGCACCAGCCAATTTTTCAAAATGATGTTAGAAATGATTGACGATATTGACGATGACGGTTTTGAGCCAGACCTACGCGTATTAGTCACTCATTATGACGGCAGAACAAATACCCAAAGCCACAAAATGGACGATATTATCAGAACTTCTTGGGCGGGCATGGTAATGAAAAATGTTATTCGTAAAACAGAAGAAGTGCCCAAAGCGCAACTTAATATGAGAACTGTTTTTGAGCAGGCCACCAGTGAGCGATCAAATCATGGCGCTTATAAAACCGCACTCGCTATTTTTGAGCCAGCGTTTGATGAAATCTTAAATGAATTGCTACTACCCAAGTGGCCATCTAAATTGGAGGTTAACTGATGAAAGCAGGCAGCTTTGATATTTCCGATCTTGCTAACTCATTAGATGATAAGGCCGCTAGCATTGCTAAAGTTAGCACTCCGGCGGTTAGACGTCAAAAATCAACACGTTTAACAACCGGCAGCGTCCTCAAAAAAATGATACTGGGCAACCAACGTATTTTTTATCATGAAATAGTTGAGGTGGGATCAGTTGAAAGGCGCACTAGTGTTTTTGATTTAAACGAACGTGATCAAGAGCTGCTAAACGAACATGGCGTAGCCGATATTCTTCCTACAATTAAGCGTAATAAGCGAAATGATTTTGAAGCATATGCCCGTAAAATTGGCAATAACTTTGAATTAGCAGACGGTTCTCGTAGACGACGAGCCTGTGTTTTAGGTAAAGCGGCTTTGTTATTATGGGTTTGTGATGATTTAACTGACCGAGAAATGGAATATTTATCTGACACAGGTAATGATCATAAACAAGCATCTGTTTATGAGCGCGGCCTAAAATACAACCGCTGGCTTGAGTCGGGCCGCTTTACTAGTGCATCAGATATTGAACGTGAAAAAGGCGTTGCCAGACGAACAGTTACTCGTTGTATGAATGCCGCTAAACTGCCTAAATTTTTAGTTGAAGCGTTTAGAACCCCTAACGATATGAGTGTTGAATCGTCGGTAAAACTGCATGACGTAGTCACCAAAAACACTATTGATATTGAAATATTAAAAAAACGCGCTGAAGCACAAAAACTTTATTGGGATAGCACTAGTTACTCGGGTGCTGAAATAACTAAACGCATTGTTGCACCGGTTATTAACCCCAATGACAAAAGAAATAATAAAAAGTCAGCTTGGTTAATTAAAGATAAAATTAAAATGACTCGAACTAAAACGGGCATTCTTTATGAACTACCGGGATTAACCGACGATCAACAAAATAAAGTAGATGGATTTTTAAAAGAATTACTGAAGAAGTAAATTAATAGGCTGCGTCAACAGCCTATCAACCGCTTTAGCGTCAACTAAAGCAACATAACTAAACCTGTGAGGAAATAACTATGTCTAATGAGCAATTTAACACATTGAGATCAATGCCACTACAAAAACTGTTACTGCAGCCCAAGCGAACAATTCATTTGTTTATTTTGGAATACCCATTGCTGAATAAATTCGCGTGTTTTTCTGGTCACACTAAATAAGAGGAGTACTCATGAAAAACAAACTAATTGATTTAAACAACCACTTATTCGCGCAACTAGAAAGACTGAGCGATGAAAGTATAAAAAAAGATAAATTAGAAAAAGAAATTGCCCGAAGTAAAGCCATCACCAGTGTTTCAAAAGAAATTATTGGTAATGCACAACTGGTTCTTGATGCACAAAAATTTCAAGTAGATTGTGGTGTAATCACTGGTGCTAAAATTCCTAAGATGTTGGAGGATAATTAATTATGCCTAAAGTTGCCTTTCGTTATACCGACGAACATGTTGAATTTTTACGTGCCGGCTATATGAAAATGGGCGTTATAAAATTAGCCGCTGCGTTTAACAGAAAATTTAATTTAGATAAATCATCAACACAAATTCATGGTCTGTTAAAAGCCAGAAAAATCAAGTGTGGCCGTGGCACCGGCGAATTAATGAAAGGCAAATCTAAAATTGTAAATGAAGTTCAGCTTCAATGGATTAAAGATAATTGCGCTAATTATAGTCGCGTTGAGCTCACTAAAAAGTTTAACGATAAATTCAATAAAACTTTGAAAAAAAATCAAATAGTCGCATTAGTAAAAAACAATAAGATGCACTCTGGTAGAACTGGCTACTATAAAAAAGGCAACGTTCCATGGTCAGCAGGTAAAAAAGGGTTGGGTATATTAAAAGCTAACTCAGGTTCATTTAAAAAAGATAGAGTTCCGCATAATTGGGTCCCTGTTGGCTCAGAACGAATTAACACACTTGGCTACCATGATAAAAAAGTAGCTGAGCCTAATGTGTGGGTTGGTAAGCACATATTGCTGTGGGAAAAACATAATGGCCCAGTGCCCATTAATCACAACATAAGATTTATTGATAATGACCAGGGGAATATTACCATTGAAAATTTACTCTTGGTTAATAAATCAGAACATCAATATTTAACAATCAACAATCTGAAAGAACAACCCAATGAGCTAAAACCAACCATTATTCTTTTATCTCGTGTTCAAGCGAAAACTAGCGCGTTAAGTAGCAGCTAAGGTGAGCTTAATCTAAAAGGTAAATCTAGTAAAAAATTTAAACAACAATTAAACAATAAAAAGGATTTAAAAATGAAATATATCGACCACTTTGATTTACAAGAAATGGCTGGCTTAGTTTGTGGTATGACGGATGAAGAAAGTGATGCCGTCATTAATGATGATGAAGATTTTGACACGCCATTATTAGATAAACTTAATGTTGATTTTGACCAATTTAAAGCCGTGGTAGAAGCGGTGTTGAATAATGATTTATTGAAAATTGGTTGTTCTCCCCTGACAGGAAAGGTTTATTTAGGCTTGCAAAGAACTAATATGTGGGTTGGCCATAAAGCAGATATTACCTCAGACTTTATTCAAGTGATGGAGCATAAATTCCCGATCAACACATCTGTATCTATTAGTGTTGAAGGTGTAAATAAGTTTAGGTTTTTAACGCTAGGCATGGATAAAAAAATAACGGTAAACGGTAAAGACCCTTTCGTAAAAGAAAATGTTATAGAGGATGATAAATAATGCCTAAAACTTTTATTTGCATCGAAGATGGCAACGGTCCTGATGAATTTAAACAAGCTGGCGAACAAGGGCGATTACAGTGTAATTCGTCTATTGGCTATATTGATTTATCTGCAGACGATTTTACTTATTTAAGAAATAATGTGGAGTACCGGATCAAACCGGATATCGAAATCGACAAAATCAATAAAATGTCTCAATTAGAAATGGCGCGATTATGTCGAAATGCGCCTGTTGGTCATATCTATTTTAACACTTCAAAACATTACCATGAAATATTTCAAAAACGATTTAAAGAACTCGGTGGCTTTACACCTAGCATTAGTAAACAAATTGGCTGGAATTAACAAGGAGTGAACATGTCAGAATTAACCCGACCACAATACAATGCTTATAGTAACTTATGTGACTTTGGTGGACCTGCTACTAGCAAACAATTAGGTACTACTGTCAAAACTATGCAAACATTAAAACAAAAAGGCATGGTGAAAAATGTACAGGCCTTTGGTGATGATAGTGTTTTAGGTGTTGAGCATAAAAATATTCAATGGATTGTAGATTGTAGTGCTATCGAACCTGGTATACGTAACGCGATGACTAAGAATTCAAGTGAAAAGCCTGATAAGTTTCAAGTTACTTTTGGCGAAGATCAATATAAAGACTTTAAAACATGGCAAGAAGCCAACAATTTCATGGAACAAAAGCCAAATTCAACACTACGTGTCTTTAATGCCAATAGTGTTGAAATAGAAAGTTTAAAAGGCGGTTGGTATATTGTAGACACTGAACCACCTTTTTGATTGTTATTACTAACAAAACCCAAAGCGATCACTTAACAGTAGTCGCTTTTTTATTATCAAATTTAAAATAATTAAATTTTATTGAATAAAGGCTTTACTTAAATAAATAAAGGGCTATACTATATTCAAAGGTTAGGAAGTCACCAAGCCAAACGGAGATAGCATCATGAATAAATCACAAGGGTTTTCAATTTTCAAACTTAATAATGAATCAGATAAGTTTATCATTGGTGTTGACTCTGTTTTTTCTTATGTTGATTCAGAGGATGAAGCTAATGAAATTTATAAGCTGATAAACGTCGAGAATGATTGTTTTGGTAGTTTAGTTATAATCCCACCAAAACACTATAACCATGGCAATACCGATGCCAGTGTTTATGTTAGTTGCGACAATATCTACAAGTACATCAATGAGCAAAGGGCCAGATATAATTTAAAAATAGAAGCCGCCGAGGCGTATGCCTCTCAAGCAGATGACCCTTGGGCTTTATTTGAACAGGATAACGACGATATTGAAAGCCCTAAAAATAAGTTTATTGCTGATTACATAGCTAAAAAACAAACTTTATAAAGTTTTCAATAAAACGCAAAATAAAAAAGTTATGAACAAAATTGAAATTTACATGGAGATAACATAATGAATAGCAAACAATTTAGAGAATTAAAAAACAAAATAAAAAATGGAACTGCTGTTGGTAAAGATATTGTAGGTGCCGTGGTAAACGAGATTTTAGAATGTATTGATCAAGGGGGTATAACAAAAATATCAGAAGTTAGTAACTGTGTTGACGTGGAAATACAAGAGCTTTTTGGAGAAAGTAGGCGCGCATTATCAGCACAAGTGATGTCTAAATTAGACGATAAATTAATAGTAAAAAAAGCTTAATGCAAGGCGGTAAGCGAACAGGGGCTGGTCGCCCCACCATCGCGCACGAACTCAAAAAGAAACCCGTAAACCTTAAAATACCAAACTGGTTAAATGATTGGCTAGACGAACAGCCAGAAAGTAAAATATCATTGATTGAAAAAGCGTTAATGCAGCAATACAGCTTAACTGCTCCTGACGTTTCGCCAACTTGGTTTGATGGCTTATCAGTTAGAAATATAGACGGGTTAAATCGTTTGCAGCTTTATAGTCTACCTAAAGTTAAAAAATTGGTTAATGATGTCAGTTATAGCTTTCCGGTTGACAGCAATATGGGCAGTAAAAGCAAAGCAGAAATTAAAAATCATATAGATAACCTTTAACCATCTAGATCAAAAAAAAGGCCGCTAATTCAGCGGCCTTTTACTCAGTTAATCAGTTTACTAGTTCGTTTTCACCTGCAGACATAAACGCGGGGTGATTAGCTTCCAACCACTTGCCCTGAGCCTTAGTCATTATAATTAGCTTGCCTGTAAACTCCTGAGCTAGGGCGTTATCAACAATTGATTTAAATTGCTCATGTGTTGCACCGTTCTCACCTGTTTCGTCTAGCCCTGCTAGATATAAATCCAGTGTTTCACCATCAAAATTCTTAGGTGCAGCACCGACTACATAAAACTCCCCGTGCATCGCTGCTTTTGGGAACATAGTTAACACTGTTAATTGCGGGCTATGTTCAAGATTTGACTCAGCAAAGGTTTTTTCTTGTGCGTAGTATAATTTCATTATGCTATCTCGATAATTTGAGGGATAGTTGCAGGGTCAGTGGCAACCCATTGAGTTTCATCAGCAGATAATTCGTGTTTTTTAGGTTGATTTTCTGTTGTGTTTACGGCGGTTAGTGCGTTGCCTTGAATTTCGCGGATTGAGATTAGCCTGACAGTGCCATTTGATATTGATGATGTACTTCTTATTCTTGTTGAGCCAGAATTCCCAGCGATACATATAACAGTGTGTAGACCAACTGATAAAGGTAAAATAACGTCTTCGCCACCCTTAACTCTAACTTTAAATCCTCCTGAGGTTAGTTCTGTTATTTCTACACTAACTTCCACGGCGTCACCAACACTGTACGCTGTGTCTAAGTGATTTACTTCGGTATTTGATGCTCCTGAAATTCTAGTATAGGACCCATCTAAATTGTCAACCCAGTCTGCTTGTATTGACGTAAATGCAACGAGAGTGTTAGCCCCAAAAGTCGTCCCTTTGCTGTACTCAATATTTCTACCAGCTTGTACGTGGTCGTAGTTAGTGATTTCTCGGATTGAAACATCAGATACTGTCCCTGTAAAAATATTCTTAGAGAACCATAAACCACCCCCGCTACCCGTTGTAACTGTTAGAGCATGACTCCCTGTTGCGAGATTGGTTGCTACTGTTATATTATTGCTACTAGCGCCACGAGTAAATAAGTTCAATCCACTGCTCGCAGTAACATCAACGTCAAACGTAACAAAATAAGTAGTGTTTGGTTTAGGTGCATTTATATCTATATAGAGTAAACCACAATCACCCGAAGTGGGTGTCGTTTTAGTATATGAATTATCACCATTGTCCACCCACGAACCAGTCAACCTTGTTGGGGGATTACCCCACAGCTCACCACCAAACGTATACAAATCGTCAACAGGTGCATTACCCAATGTCCACTCAGTTACGATAGGGTTCTGTGGGTCAGCTAAATCTGTGAATTTTGGGGTAGCTAAGGTGTCGTTGTAGAAAAACGATACTAAATTATAAAACGCCCCTATCACATTAAATATCACATCGCCTTGCCGTGTCTTTGCACCCTTACTTACACCCGATATAATAAGCTGGATTAATGAGCCAGTCCTAACTAGTTTTAGCTTAAACATTTCACCCTGCTGTATCGCTGATAAAGCTGAACCCCATTTTACACCTGATAATTCAACATCATTATTATCATAAAACACAAGTAGACGTTCTAGGCTACCACCAGTATCAGATGAAACGGAGTGTAAGCTTACCCCTCGCACTAACTCAATCTCTGTCTCAAAATCACCAGTAAACACAATAGGCTTCGCCAACCTATAATACTGCGCAAGCGTCGAATCTAGTGATGTAAAATAACGGGTGATTGCTTTTGACACTGCTGACAAAGCAAAATGGCCTTGTAAGCCCACCATGCTGCCCGCTGCAAAGTGGCCTTGTAAGCCAGTCATTACTTAACCACCACAAGACGGCCAGTGTTGCCAGTAATATGCATTTTTGCGGTAATTATGGCGCCTAAACTAATATCAAACGTGCGCTCTTTGCCGGGGTGCAAATGATATACAGCACTAAATTCTGCAACAACACTTTCAGCTGATGCCTCTCTTGCTGCTTGCGTTCTGTGGTCAATAACAACCTCGATAAGGTGCCCAGTTTGGCTTTGCAATGTAACAATGCTATCTGTTGACGAGTCGGCAATTTCTTTAAAATCACTGGTTAATTTATGCGGTGTAGTTTCTATCATCTTTATTTTTCAACCTCTTTTTATTATCATTTTTAAATGATGTAAATCAAATAAAAATCGCCAATGGGCGTGATTTTAATTCACAAAAGTATAGCCTGACGAAATGCCATTGCCGGGCCCGTTGCGGTAAATCACTAACTCTGAATGTGCCTGCTTCTGCATTAACGCTAAATGATCAACGCTAGGTTTTATTGTGATCACATCACCTGCCCACGTAATTTCATCGGGTGATGAAATTACAACATCACCCACTACAAGCTCAATTTTAGTTAGCGTGCTAGGGTCAATATTACTGTCAACATTGAGTATGTCGCTAACCGCTCCGGCGGGGTCTTTAACTGAAATGCTAAATATTTCAATATTCCCCCTGCCCTTTTTGAACCTGAATTTATGGTTCATATTACACCGCGCTTAGTTCGCGAACATGAGTGATTAACGCAGGGATGGTAACCATATCACCAGCTTCGTTGGTGATAACTCTATCGGTTGCGTCCTGGCAAATAATCACTTCGCTGTTGACGTTATCAAGCACTAATACTACTAAGTCTTCATTTGCTGCCGCAACACCTGTTGGGTCAATTGATTTGCCATTAATCGTGATTTTTAAATCATTACCTTCGGCGACCAATGCAATGTCACCACTGGTCATTGCAGCACTGGCTTTAACTTTGGCTAATGCTTCTGCGTAGGTATCTGCTTTTAACACATTTACTGCTAAAGCCAGTAATTTACCGTTGTCTTTTAGGTGTTGAGCTCCATTTTTTTTAAAATTGTAGCTTGAAAAATTCGCCATGTGTGTTGCCTTTTTTAGTGTAAATGTTTAATAGTGTAAATAGGGGTTAATGACTCAATACGGTACGTTGGGGTTAATATTTGCAACGAAATCTGGTCAATATCTATATTTAATTGAGTTGCTAAATTTTGCACAATAATAGTGATTAATTCAGCTTGCGTGAGCTGCTCTGCAATAACTGCAGGTACCGTTAAATCAACGTTGATTTGCTGAGTAGAATATTGCGTTAATTGCTCAGCCTGAACAGCAGAAACGAAAATGCCAAAGCTTTCATCAACCGTGACTATTACCGCTTCGGTTAGTTGTTCTGCTGTAGCTGTATTTACTAATAATAATTGCTGAATGTCAGTGTTAATTGTTTGCGTTATTTGTTCAGTGATTACGGCATTCGCGAGAGAAACAACATCGATGTTTGCCGCTATCGCTTGCGTTAATTGCTCAGCCTGAACAGCAGAAACGAAAATGCCAGCGCTTTCATCAACATTAACGATGACCGATTCAGATATTTGCTCTGCAGTAACTGAGTTTGCTGATAATAATTGCTGAATGTCAGTGTTAATTGCATGCGTTAATTGCTCTGTAATAACTGCTGTTAAGCTATTGCTAGTTGCTATCGCACTGAGCAAACACTCCGTTAGTTGCTCTGCGATAACGGTTGAAACTTGGTTATCTAGCATTAAATCTGATAGATGCGATTGAGTAACTTGCTCGCAAATAATCGCGTTAATAACGTTAAAACTGGTGATGTTGACTAACTCTGATTCTGTTAGCTGTTGTGCAGTAACAGTAGCTATGGTTTGCTCTGTACCACCTCCGCCCAAATCAACCCAAGCGCTGCCGTCTGTTGGCATGTTAACGCCAATAGCGTTATTACCACTAATTGTGTCAATTATAATAGGTTGTGAACCGGTGTTACTATGACTAGATGCTTCAGGACTGTAGGTTCTAGGGTTATTACAAACGACAGTTATATCGCTAAGTAGTTTGTGGAGGTCTGAACCAAAACTATTATTCGCTTGTGCTATTGCATTAACCCCATAATGCGACCAACTGGCTGTATTCGATGTATTTTCACTGTGAAACACACCGTCAATGTATAAGCTGTGGCTTGAATATCCTGTTTTTACAATTTCAATTAATTTATTCTGCAATTCAGAGATATTTACTGCAAAGATAAATTCTTGTCCTTCTGAATTATATCTTACTTTTATATCTGTAATATTAATTGTTATGTACGAACGCCATGATGTTTTATGTCCGAAAATACGAATACCAGCGCCTTCTTGCACATCATATTTAGCGGAAACACTCCAAGTTTCTTGTGACATAAAGTAAAAGGTGTTTATAGTTAAATAATCGTTAACACCATCAAACTGTAACGCCCAAGCCATGACTAAATAACCTCAACAGTAAAATCAGCGTTAGCGATAGGTACTCTAACTTCATAACTTCCTGACTTTTTACCGGACATATCAATTCGGTATTTCTGAACCTTTTGAACGTAAGTATTACGACCTGCATTTTCAGCACTAAAACCAGTTTCAACGCGCCACGCTGTTGCCGCAACCAGCTCAGGTAATTCTGCATTAACAGTAACAACAATATCTTTACCTGCAATCAATTCAATTTGTTTAGATGCGAACAGCCCTTTTGCTGAATTAAATTGTGACAAAGTGACGTTAGAAAATGGGTAATATAATTTATTAGCTTCGCTTACGAGTATATCTTTTAGAGCTATAAATTGATTTTTTAGCGTACTGTCAACGGTTTGTGATATCAAATAATCAATAGAGGCTGTATTTGCAATACCGTCATCCACATCATCTCTAAAATCAAACACTGAAACAGTATTCAATCGAATCGCAAAGCCGCGCAAAATGCCGGTTGGTGCGTCTAGTACTTCATCTAACAAACCGCAGCGCAACAAATACATGGTCATAACGTTTGATGTAAATTCAGTTCGAACGATTGACGGTGCTACGTGAGCAAGTGCTAATGTGCTAAAATCTGTTAATTTCATATCGTTTCTTCAACCTCTTTTTTATTACCATTTTTAAACCTTGAATACTGTAAATCGTCAAAACCTAATTGCTTTAAAAACAACGTAATATCTCGATAATCTTGGCGAGTAAATTTGTCCTCATGCTTGTTTGTTAAAAGCTCTACATGAGGTGTGCCGTCGGTTATTGTTATGACTGCAGACATTTCATATTCACCGCCAAAATTGTCACATTTTCGCGCAAAAAATTGTTTTGCCTCGAATATCCATTTTCCGACTTTTATCGTTAGTTTCATATTTGTTGCACCCACACATCAGTATGCATCGCACCAATTGCGCGTAATACTTGCTTTAATTGTTCTCTTGTCACCAAAACATCAGTGTTGTCAGCCAATACCCATAATTGAGTTTCAAGCGGCTCTAAAGCGGTTACAGCAGTAGTAATGTTGTCTCTAGCCTCTTTGTCTGCATCAAACACCATGCTATCAACTGTCACTGTCATAACCGCTATCAAATTGGCTCTGTTTTGTTTAAATGCAGCGCGCGCTTGCTCATCGGTTATTGGCGAAACAAAATTAATGAACTCACCCCCAATAAATTTATTAGCGCCCATGTCAAGTGCGCCCTGCCACTGCTCTGGTGTTATTGGTTTTGCTGTATCAGGTATCGAGTCATGTACATCGTCGTTGTAATAACCCGTAATAAAACCGTCATTATCAGCATTTACAAAATAGTTAGTCATTTTAGTATCCTATTGCCATCCATTTAACGCCGGTACCAGTGATATCTATACCTGCGCATTTAAAAGATACTTGGCTTTTACTCGTCAAATACACTCTCGTATTTCCGTTCGCGCCAGTTTGATCGCCAACCGTAACGCTGCAACATTGACCCGGAAAGGCCAGTGGAAAATTAACTGGTGTCAACACGTTGTAAGGTATGCTGTTCCGTCCCCATTGTATGATCAACCCTGTATTTTGATCTTTCCACCAACCGTTTGCTGCTTTCGATGCTGATGAAAACGCGGCCTTAGCTTCAGCCACAACTTGTGTTTTGGTTTTTCCCTCCAACTTTTTTGAGTTGTTAGATTCATTAAATGCTGCGACCGCTTTGTCATAAGTGATTTTTACAGCAGTTAAACTTGCTGAAACTGAACTGCTTGATGTAGTAACTGATGTGCCTATATTTCTCCACGTATTGGGTGACAAATCACTTCGTGCCTCAGCTATTACCTCTGCTCTGGTTTTACCGTCAAATTTAGCAGTGTCGGCTGACTTGCCGTTGTTGTCACAACGTACCCATGCAGTCCACACGTTGCTATTACAAACTCTTGCATAAACTTTATTGCCATTGTCATACTGTATTGCCAACTGACTTCGATTTGCAGTAGCAGAAATAGTGCTATAGAAAGTAGTAGTTATGTGCCAGTAATTAGTTAAATTTGGCGTATTAGCATGCCGTGTTAAAATTACTTGGTTAATAGCCGTATTAGGGTTTTGAGTAGACGAGCCATTGGCCAGCCCAGCATATAAACCAGCGGTGATCCCATTCAGTTTTATTGCATTATCAGCAACCAGTGCTGTATCGGCTTTTGCGTGCTTAAATAAATAATCGCCATCATGATCATGCGTTGCTGCTGACTTACCCGCTAACGCAGCAACTAAACCCGCAATACTCGATATTGTTAACGCATCTAAGGTGTCGCGGTTCAATTCAATAAAATCAACAATTTCTTGAATAGTATTTAACGCGGTATCATCACTGGCAACAAGCGCAGTCAGGGCGTTAATGTCAGATTGCTTTGCGTAATAAGTCGGCAACTGGTTACCAAGCTTATTCGCATTATTAATAGTGCCGTTTATTAAAGCAACATCAATACCGCCCACTTTACAGCTAGTTAAATCAAGCGTGGTGCCGTTAATATTCGCTATTGATATCGCCTCGGCTTCATTTCTAAATGCCTCGGCTTCATTTCTAAATTGCTGCGCAAGTACTTTCATGGCTTCCGCATCAGTTTCGGCAATTAACTGTGCATTATAAGCAGCAATAGTAGTATTAAAACCGTTTACTAATTGATTCAGTTTATCGAGATAATTACCGCTATGGGTACCTCTGTCACTGTATTCAAACTGCCACGGTAGTGTGGTAAATTGTGGCATTAGGCTTCCTCAAGGGCGTAATTGCCCTGATAATTATTATTAAAATTTAAAGTGAATTTAGGTAATGAGGTAAACATGCAAGCAAAGGCGTAATGTTGCTCTTTTTGGCCGCCAATTTCTGGGTACAAAGACACATACCAATCAGTATCATCACCAGTTTTATTAATCGCGTTAAAAAAGTGCGGCATGTCGGCATCACTGAGCCAATGTAAACCAAAGTTAAGTTGTCTTGGCCTTGCGCGTTTTTTTGCGTACAGCGTGCCACCGGCGGTTCTTTTCTTTTTAGTGCTCGACAACCAGCCAATGCTATGGCCATATGAAAAATTAATCGTCGGTTGTAATGCTCTACCTGCATAAATTCGCGTCACATCAATGTGACCAAAAGCATTATCAACATCAACTAACGTAATGCGCATGGCTGACACTAAACAATCGTTAAACCAAAAATCTGATGACTGAAACCGGGCATCATTAACATCACTAACTAAGGGGTCAATCAAAAATTCAAGCTCGCCTAGTGCTTTTTGCTGCACCGACGGAACAACTAACGAATCTTTAACCAAATTGGTCATCGCAATATCTGAAAATAGCTCAACGCGCCATGTGGCGGTATCGCTCATATTGTGGCGCCACAAGGCAACGCCGCTTAATATCCTTGGTTGCACCCATGAATACACAAATTGCACTTGGGCAATATTAGCTGATCTAAAAAGCCGTGAATTGCTATAAACTTGTAAGTTAGAAAGCGGCAACGTGGCTATTTCTGAGCCTATCGTTTGCGAAAGCGAAGCATCATCACCATCATTCACTATTATCATGCGTACATTATTATTTACTGCCATAATTCAACGGTTACCTCGCCATTAATAGGGTTGTCTTCCAAGCCGATCACAATGCCATTAGCCCCGTTTTCAAAATTATATTCGTAATAGTTAAGCTCAATTTCTTGGCCAAGCTCAAAAAGAAAGGGAGTAGCAAGTGCAGCTATTTTATAAATCGTTCTTTTAACGCTAAACATAGCCGCAACACTGGTTGCTAACGCAATTGCATCAACCTCATTAACTAAGCAAGTATCAATATAAACAGGCTCGGCATCAGGATAATTGGGTAATGTATTAATCGCCTCAATTTCTTGATATTCTTTACTGTAAAGGGCCCTATTTACCGCTGAAACTCCACCAGCTAAACCGTCGGTTTGTACCGTGTAATTTTTAGCAAAATTAACAATAACCTTGTTCGCTGGCTCAATGGTTTTTCTAATGCTCACCCCCTCATCATCAAGATCATCAAGGGTTAGTAATTCACTGGCTACGCCTGATATGGTTGGCATTACTGCCGCAACAAATTGACGATCACGCGTGTAATAGTGATAAGCATTTAATGATTTACAAATAACATCTAATATTTCGCGCAGTGTCGTGCCCGATTTACGATAAATACCAATAGGGTAAGCAGGTAAACTAGTGGTATTAGGCGCACTATTGTTAGTGTCAAAATTAGTAAATAGTGCGGTAATTATTGCACCCGGGGTTTGCGCAAAAGTAATTGATTTATAGCCCTCAACATCGGCAGTAACTCTGCCAACAGGCGGTTGGTTTAGTGTAAAAGTGCCTTGAGCATTATCCTTCGTAAACGCGACTGAAATACCGTTATCTCTAACGTCAGTAATGTTATTCACTTGGGTAAAATTAACACGGTATTGATACGTTGCCGCATCTTCTAAATCTGGCTCAATATTAAAACAGGTGCCAAAGCACAAAATATCAGAAATTTCTTTATCTAACTGCCGCGAAACATCGCGCGTTTCCAGTGTAAAATCCGTTTTATTAGTGGTTGCTCGCTCGGCAACATGGGCGCTTATGTGAATAAATTCGCTAAAATCCCACTCTTCATCACCAATAAAAAAATCTACTTCGCCATTAAATATATTGCCAACCAGCAAGTCTTTTGAAAAAACATTGTTAATTAATGACACTTGGCTGCGACTAGGGGTTGAGCTACCATTTACTCCGTTCATTTTTCGGCTAAACGTAGGTGAGTCAATCACTAAATCGTCAAAAGGTGTGTGTGCAGGGCTATCTGTTGCGGCGCTAACAAACGGATGAGTAGAAAAATAAGCGGTTTTATTACCGTTATTTAAATAACTCACTTTTGCTAACAGCGTTCGCTCAAGCCCGGGCGTTTTTAACCATTGTGCTGGTGTCATTACGCGCGCCTTAAGTTGCTGTCTTGCAGTTCGTCCATTTGACGCTCAGTTACGCGGCTTGCTTTAATTACCTCAGCCTTTAATTCATCTGCTTTTTCGTTGGCTTCGTTGGTCAGTTGTATTTGTTGATCAAGCGCCACTCTTACCGCATTCAATTCATTAATCGTGTCTTGCTGCAACTTTTGAACCTGCTGATTATGATCGCGGATTTCTGGCGGAACAATAGGAATTTGCTCACGCACCGGTACAACAGTATTTTGCTGTCCTAACGAATTTAAATTGTTATAAACACTATCAAAAATCTGGCTGTAATCACCACCCGAAGCGTAAAACTTTTGCGCTTCACCAAGGTAACTTTGCCCTGTTTGAGCTAGCAAATTCATGGCGTCAATATCGCCCGTGTTCGCGCGCGACAACACATTGTCATATTGGCTTTTAGCTTCAGCTAAGCGTTGTTCGTTGGTTAATGTTGACAAATCACTTAATAATAAACTTTCAGCAGACGATTTTAACGACGCTATCGCATCGCTAAGCGCGTTATAAATATCCATCTCTAATGAGTATTTTTCTTCTATGTTCGCTAACTGTTCATCATGTAATTGTTGTGCTACATCACGCGTGTCATTTAACGCCAACAATTCAGCTTTATAAAGCGACATAATGGCACTTTGTAAATCACCAGAATAAGCAACTTTTTCAGTGATACTGCCGCCATTAATCGCATTGGTAATACTGTCTATTTCACTATTTTGATAATCTGATTCATTAAAGCCGTCCATATTGCGTAAAATGGACAATATATTATTGTCCATGGTGGTCGTTAATGAGCCAAACGCGGAAGCAATTGCGTCCATATTCTTTTTAGTGCTTTCTGCAATACTGGCTAATTCATCATCAATAATTTGTTGCTGTTTTACGTTAAATAATCGCTCAAGTAATGCAGTAGAAACACCCAGTTCACTTGCTTCATCTCTATAGCCATCAAACTCTTTTTGTAAGTTTGCTAACTGAATTTGCAAAGGAGACATATCAAGTTGGTCAAGTTCATTTTGAATACTGCCAACAAAATTATTAATAGCCTCACTTTGTTTTTCAAGTGCGTCGTAATATTCGGCAGATTGTCCAGACAACAATAGTAATTGTGCATACAAACGTTGGTCAGCTTCATTTAATGGATCAAGTGCTGAAACTAAGTCTTTAAAACCTTCTTTAGTTTTTGGTACCACAACACCCAGCGCATTAAATTGCGCATTAAGTTGCTTTTGCATGTACTCAAATTGTTCAGCTTCACTAAAAAATTCATTGAAAAAAGTACCTGCAGCACTTTGTAAGTTTTCAATACCTCCAGCAAAACCAATAATCGCTTGGGTTACCTCAATGGCTTGGTTAGCATCAACGCTAGCTAACGTATTACCGGTTATTTCTAACACTGAGTTAAATACAGCTTGCTCTTGTGCAAGTCTTATCAGTGTTTCATATAAGCCCTCACCCACTTCTTGAAAATCTTGTAAGCTTGGTACTAAATAAGTGGCCATCAAATCAGATTGGCTACTAAACATCGCCTCTAATTCCGCTTGAATTTCATCACCGCTCAAATCTTTAAAACTAATTTTTGGTAAATCAATAAGAAAATTATCTAGGTTATTAGTCAGTTCAAAACCAAGCACATCAACCGCCAAGTTAATTGAATCACCAATGCTGCCAAATATTAGCGCCATTTCATGCTCTAATTGCTCGTCAATATCTTGATATTCTGTGTTGTAACTGGTTTTTTTGGATGCGCCCCAATACTTTTTCTTTACCGTTTTGGTATCAAAATATTGCTGCGCTTGCACTAATCCCGTTTCAATAATGTCTCCCATGGTTTGAGAGACAATACTGATGCCCGAATCCACTAATGATTTTTTAGTGCTTTTAAAGCCACCAATAATTTTACCAATCAAACCAAAGGTCATGCTGTCAATAAAGCCGCCAACACCGCCCAAAGCAAAACTAGCTAAGCCGCCGATATCACCATTTAATTGTCCTGACGTACCCAGTTGTCCGCCGTAGCTTTTCTCGTCAAACTTGCCAAAATTACCCGCAAAGCTAGCAGCAAGGTGAGTAATATTACTGTTTAAATCATGTAGGCTTGTATTCATTTCACGTAGCACAGCGTATTGATCAAGCTGCAATGCTTCAGAGCGTTCTAAGCTATTGTTTAGTGACGCTGATTTATCACTACTGCCTAAAACTGTGCCCGTACCTTGCGTTTCTTGGCGCATTTCGGCTGACATTGGCGCAGAGCCTGAGCTACCAAATGAACCACCAAGTAGGCTTGATATAATGCCTATCATCGCAGCACCAGCAATAAAATTAACTGGGAACGGGGCGGCAAAGGCTGAGGTAATAGCGGTTAACGCATTAGCGCCTTGTTTAGTTGTTTCGTTGGCAATATGCACACCTGTTTCGGTGGTGCCCATCACCATTTTTTCAACGCTCATGGCTAAAGATGCCACGGCCATTATTTGCTCTATTGCATGAAACGCTTTAGCGGCCTTGGTTTTTTCACCAAACATATCAGCAGCAGCTCCGGCAATACTGCCGTAGCTATTTAATTGCGCTTGAGTGCTAGCGTAATTAAGTTTTATCTCTTCTGCTTTTAATTGCTTAAGGTTGCTACCATCTTTCGCTTGTTCAGCATTATTATATTTCAGCGCTTCAGCATATTTATCTTGGCTTACAAACAGTTTTTCCATTTGTTGGCCAATACTGCCAAATGTATCAACAATTACATTACCGGCACTTGCCCATGCACCTGAAAAACCATCCACTTGCTTGATTAATTTTTCATAGTCTTCGCTTAACTCACTAGTGCTGGCACCTTTATTACTCGCAATTACATTGCCTAAATCCCGTTGAGCTTCTTTTACTTTAACCGTGGCAGCGGCGGAAGATTCAGCCGCTTTGGTGGTGTCTTTCCACCAGTTAACTAAATCGTTTCCTCTGGTAGCACCTTTTGCTAATACAATAGCGTTTTTGGTACCAATAATTGATTTAGTCATGGCTTTATCAGCCGCGGTAACATCATCAGCTGATACGCTAAATTGACTTACATCATGCGCAAAACCTTGTAATGATTCACCCAATTGCGTCATTTCGCTACTGCCAGAAAACTCCCCTAAACCAATAAGAATTTTTCCCCAACCGTCTGCTATTCCCCACAATAACGCCTGAAAAGGTGTTAGAACAAAGTTAATAACATCGGCGGTAACCTGTGCTGACGCTGACATCGCGCTAGTCGCTGCCTGCCCTATTTGCTGCCACCCCAGTTGCACGGTTAACAACGTAACCTGCAAGGGTGTTAAAATATCTAATACAAAACCAATGCCTTTAATAATTAGCTCTATGGTGGTATCAACAATAGTTTCCCAGCCACCAAAACTTACAACAATGTCCATCACGCTGGTATTTACTATGCCTAGCGCAGGGGCAACTGCTGCGGTAATAGTATTACCTAAGCCTGTGCTAATATCGCCCATTCGCTGCATTTCTCGCCCGGCTACGGCAATCATTTCAGCGTCAATGTCGTTAATTGACGTACCCAATAAACGGGCTTCTTCTTGCGCTGTTTTTAAACCAAAAGCGTTGTTTTCAAGCAGCGGCAATAAACGACTTGCATCGTTGGCCAGTGCTTCTAAATAGAATATTTTTTCACTGTGCGAAGCAACGTTATCCAGTGCGCTGCCAATTTTTAGTAATTGTTCGTCGGCAGACAAGCCAACAAATTCGTTGATATCTAAGTTCAGCTTTTCAAAAATGTCTTTGGCTTCACCGCCACCTGTGGCGGCTAAGTCACCAATTTTGTCTTGAATATCTTTAAATATGTCGGCCATTTTTTCGCCGCTAACTTCAACTTTTTCACCAGCAGTACTCCACTCAGACAACGTTTGCGTGCTTAAATTTAACGTGTCGGCCATTACTTTCATTTCAGTAATGGTTTTAGTGCGCATCATGGCACCCATGCTACCCAAAGTGGCGGTAACTAAACCAACAGCGCCAGTAACTTTGCCTAGTTTGCCAATCATTGAGCCAGTTTTACTGGTCAAGTCTTTGGTACTTTTACTGGTTTTTTTATGTTGAACGCTTAAGTCTTTTAACCCATTTTTAGTGAGTTGAGTGGCTTTGATCCCCCCTTTAGCATCGCCGGTAATTAACATACCAACGGTATAGTTTTGTTTAGCCATCTTTTTTATTTAATTCCTGCAATGCGCCGTCTTCAATTAGCTGAATGTCGTCCAGTAATTGTGATCGGTCTGCTAAAGGGATTTGCTCTATGTTGAAAAGTGACTCTTTCGCGGGTGTGGGTATGCCAAAGTAGCCACCCATTGCTCCCACTAAGAATTGTCGACGAAGTTTTACAAATAAAGACCAAATTTCAACGTGTTCAAACCAAACGTTAAAGTTTTCGCTGTTTTTTTGACGGTTTTCAATGCGGCGGTGGCTTCGGGTTAAAAACCCTTCATCAAGCCCCATGCCGTTGGCTTCATCGTTTACTTGTTTTTGTCTAGCGCTTGCGCTGTGCTTAGGGGCGCACTTTTGTTGCTTGCCCCACCACTCACCAAGCGCTATTAGTTTTTTGTGCGGGTTTCTTCAAATGCACCGGTGCTTTTATACAAGCCTTCACGCAACGCGTTAAAATACCCTTCGTTGTCAAGCATGTCTTCAAGCAGCTCAGGGCAAAACTCAATTGATTTTTTATCGGCACCTTTTAGGTTTTGAATATCATGTAAACTGCCACGAATTTCAGCGCAAATACTCTCGCCAATGGCGTCAAGTTTTTCGTTAATATCAGTGCGATAAAGGTCTTTTTCACTATCCGTTAAATATTTAGGATCTTCTTCATCTTGCAGCGTTTTTAAATAACGCGCATCAGCCAACACAACTTTGCCATCGTCAGAAAAACAAACTTCATCTTGCGCTAAAATATTCAATTCTTTTGACAACGCACGAAGTTTATCCATAGCATCTTGAATTGTTTGCTTTAATGCCTTGTTTGTTTGACGAGTTAAACGGGTAAAAATAGCATTAAATGCCACGGTGGTTTTTTTACCACCTTCTAAAAACTGGGCTTTACAAAGAACATCGACTTTTGGTGTACTACCAATTAATTGGCTCATAAACTTTCCTAATGTGGGTAATGTGGTTTTTTTGATGAAAAAAGAGTAAAAAAAAGCCCATGCTGTTAACAAAGGCTAAAAAGTTCGGGTGACGTTATTTTAAGGTGATCACTAAATCAGTAAAGTTAAGGGTGAACTCATACGCCAAATCACCATCAATACTGGTTTCTTTTGGTTTACTAATTTGTACTTCATTTGATTTAATATTAATGATGTTGTATTGCACTGTGCCGTGTTCGTACTCAAAAGGTACCTTGCTTACACCGTTGTGAGACTCTGCTTTTTCAAACCAATCTTTATTTGAAATATCATCAGCTAAAACGGTCATAGAGCCTGTGGCAAAAAGCTCTGCATGTCGGGCTTCTTTTTGATTTGGCACGTTAACCATTTTGACGCCAGAACCCGCTTTAATGCTTAAGCCGTGGGTAACAACATCAACACTATCAAGGCGTGATATAGCGTTATTTTCATCATTAATTGGCAGTGGCTCGGCATAATTAGAATACACAATAGAGCCAGGGAACGGTGCTTCTGCCGGACGCACATAACTACCAATTAAGTTAAGTGCCATGGTAATAAATGAGTCAAAGCTAAAATCAACATTGCCGCGAACATCAGGAATGGCATTGTATTTTTTATCACCAACATAACGGCCTAATGTCAGTAATTTACTGGTGGCATTGTTGTCTAAAGTGAAAATTTCTTTTTCTGCGCCTGGTGTATCGTCTGTTGTACGAGTAAAACCACACGCCTGTAATATCTTACCAATTGCAGCAGTATTGGCTGAGCTACCACCACCTGCCATGTCAACTTTTGTAGTCACGGTTTGGTACGGCGCTTTGTTAATTTCTTCACCGGCGGTGGCAATAACACCATCGACTTTACGCGTAATAAAGTCACCGTCATATTCACTGACTTGTACACCGTCAACGGTTTCAATAACATCTGCACCCGTTAGCGCTACAGGGGTTCCGGCGATTGGCTGTTCTTTCACTAATAATAAATAATTGTCTTTCATGGGTTGTCCTAATTACGTGGTTTGTTTTTTAGCGATAACGGCATTTTTTTCAGTGCTTTTCTTTTCGCTTTGCTCATTATCGAGTGCTGCTAACCCTTGTTTTTTTTGTTGAATTTCAGAGGGTAATGCTTCGGACTTTTTATCCCAGCCACCCGCTTTATTACGTGTTAATATTTTTTCTGGCATAAAATGCTCCCGCTAATAAGGTTAAATTTACGTTACTTTTTTAAAGGTACGGGTAGCTTGAAACCCAAGCACCCACGATTCATATTGTTTGTTACTTTCTTGTATTTGCCCGGATATAAATTCCATTGGCTGATACGACGCTGATATTGAAAAACCAAGCAAGGCTTCAATAAGTTTTTGCTTTGCTTGCGTCATTGGTGGTTCGTCAAGTGTATTAAAATCACCGGCATTGGTAATAATGCAAAACGAATAAGTTGAGGTAATAGACTGCCGTGGGCGGTTATCGGCACTGAGCCTACCGCCTGAATCTTTTACGGGTAATAAATAACAAATGGGCAGTACTGTTTTGCTGTTTTTTAAATTATCAATGGGCGGAATATCTTTACTCGCCCTGATTTCAGTAAAAAATGCTTGGTTTTTTAACTGTTCAACTATCGGTTTTATTAACATGGTTATTCACCAAAGATTATTGCAGCAGGCTCTTTTGTTTTTATATCGGCTACTGAGTAAGTACGGCCGTTTAACTCTATTTCCGCTTCACGCTGTTCGGCCGGTATGTCACTGGCTCTGCATAAAAATTGATGTTCATAGTCACGGGTTTCAAAATCACCCATGGCCAATAAATTAGAGTCTTTACCGTAAATTACGCGTAAAGGAAAAGAAGCACCAAAGTCCGGATGAAAAATAGCATCCTTGCCGATGTGCGGCATAGCCAACATGTCGTTCAGTGCTTTTTCAAAGGGATCAGTCATTGCAATATTCGCAAGTGCGATCAACAGTGACTAAAAACTTTGCATCGGCAGCGGTAACCGTAAACTCTTTGCCAATGGTAATAGCTTTAAGGCCTAAACGTGGATTGCTGAATGCTGTTTTTGCTTTAACCAAAACGCTGTCTTCAAGTGCTTCTGTATCATCGGCCTTGTCGTCTACAGTGGCCGTTGCTTCGCTTTTATCGGTTAATTGCTCAGTTGCATCACTAGATGCTTTATCTGTCGCTGAGGTTTGCTCTAAATTAGCTTGTGGTGCTTCTGCAAGCGCGGCTTTATCATCTGTTGAATCAGTTTGTTCATCAGCTGCTTCATCCGACTTTTCATCCGAAGAAGTTTTTTGTTCTAAACTGGCATCGGCTTTAGCTTCAGAAAGTTTTGTTAACTCTTTCTGTAAACGCGGGGCTTTCCATGAAGTTGGTGCAGTAAAACCTTTTTTTAACAGAGCTGCTCGTAATTCTTTTTCTTGATCAGTCATAATGTTCTCAATGTGGTGGGTAAAAAGGAATTAAAAAAGGCACCTGAGTTAGGTGCCTTTGGGGTTTATTCACTTAGAGTACGAAAATTACGATTTAACTATTGTTGCTCTACGCACCATTTCAGGGCGGGTATTAAGCATTAATAAATAACTGGCAACATGAATATCAACCCAAGACGGGTCAGCATCATCTTCCCACTTCAACCAAGAATAAAATTCTTTACCCATTTGCCCAAGATGTGAGAATTTTTCACCCGGTGCCTGAACATTTTTAAATACCGTATTATCCATGCCTCCTGGTATAAAAATAACTTCATTAGCCGCTACGTCAACCGTAGTGTCATCATCAGTACCGTTGTATTCTACCCATTCAACCCCGGCAAAATTTGTTGGACTTTCAGTGTGATCATTTAGCAATTCACTCGCTTTCACTTGAGCCAAATGCGCTTCACGAAACTCTGCGTTTTCATGAATCATGTCGTAAGCATCACTACCACAAAGGGCTATAATTTTACTATAACGGGCCCCTTTAGCATTTTTCTTCATGTAACGTTTAACGTTATCAACAACATTGGTACGGAATTTACCGCTAATTAATGTTGTCATATCCATGCTCAATACTGACGGTTCATTTACACCCATTTCAGCAAAATAGTCATACAATAATGAACCTTCAGTGTCGTATAATTTACCGCGAATAGCACCTAAGCGCATAAACTCTTTGGTTAAGTCAATATCACCCATTAAGCCATTACCATCTTGGTCTTGGCGTAAGGCAATTTCAGTGCCTAGCTCTTTTGGCTGGTCTTCTGTGCCAAATTCACGTAAGAATGCTAAATCGTCAGCAGTAACGCGATCTTTCAACGCTAAACGACCCGTGTGAAAGCTTTTTAATTGCGCTTTACGACGTTTATCACGCGACTCAATAGGCTCGCCTCGAGCTGTTGTACTAACTAAACGAACTTTGCCAGAACGTACATCTAATACTAAGCTTTTAGATCGAATAGGTGCGGGTGTAAATACACCCATAGCACCTAGTTGGTTTGGAACAAACTCAACTAAGTTGATCGCATCGGTCATTGATACCAATGAAAATGCGTCATTTTCAACAATGTTTAATAACATAACTATTTCCTGTTAATTGCTAATTTAAATCAACGTTCGATTAAAGCTGAACTTTGATATGTAAGGCAGCTAACTCAGTGATAGCTGTTGTTTTTTGTGGTGCAGTAATGCCTACTGGCCACGTAAGATTTTCATCACGCGCTTTAATTAAATTAACGTGAGCAATGGCACCAGCTTCTGCAGTAGACGCGTCAGTGTTGCCACGTAAAATACCAGCGGCAACTTGTGAGCCATCCACTGCACCAGGTGCAAGAATGACAAATTTACCTGTTGCGGTTACTTTGCCAAGCACAGTGCCATCAACAAGATTTCCTGCCGCTAAAATGCCTTTTTCACGACTTAAGTCGCAGCTTTCTTCATGAACGAGATACTCGCCCGGGTTTTTGCCTTCTAACATGGCAAGTTCTCCTATTTAGTTTTAATGTTCGCTTGCTTATGTGCTGCAGACCAAATGCTGACACTTTCGCTTTTTGCGGTTGGGGTTTGAGTTACATGCTGCGAATGAGGTGTTTCTTCCTTCGCGGCTTTAATTTCGGTTAAAAGGTCTTGCACTACATCAACGGCATAACCTTTATCCATGTAGTTTTCAGCTAAATGTGGCATACCTGCTGTGCGGCAAGCGGCCATTATTGATTTACTACGAGCACGTTCTACCGCGACAAGATCAACTGGTGTTTCTTCATCGTTTGGATCATCAGCTGGGTTGTCATCAGTATTTTCGGTGGTGTCGTCATCGTCTTCTGATGATTCTTCACTAATAACTGCCAATTCAGCAATAATGTCTTTGGGTATTTCACCAAAAGCGGCTATTTCTTTTGATGATGCACACGCAGCGGCTTTTGGCATTTCAATTATTTCATCAATAAAACCCATTGCTAATGCTTCAGCTGCGGTATACCAATGGTCAATTCTGTCGCTCATTAATGTGACAAATTCAGCTTCTGGTTTACCTGTTTGTACAGAGTAAGCGGCAGCTAAATCATTTTTGTAATTTTTTGCAAAGGTTGCAGCTTCTAACAAATCCTCTTCAGTACCCCAAGCATCTAATCTTGGGCCATGAATCATATAGCGACCGCTTGATGCCATTTTGATTTTGCCGCCATTCGCGACGCCCATTGAAGCAACCGAGGCCATTGATAAAGCCCAGCCATCAATTTGAACGTCAACTTTACCAGGGTAATCTTTAAGTGTGGCCATGATAATAAAACCTTCGACCACACTACCGCCGCGGCTATGTATACGAACGAGAACATCAGCACCGTTTAGTATTTGCAATTCACGATGAACATCTTCAGCTGTTACACCATTCCAATAATCTTCACCAATATTACTGTAAATCCAAAAGGTGTTAACGCTGTTGTTTTCATCAGCAGCTTGCACCCGAAAAGGTAGGTTTCTATTTTCTAATGCAGTTGTTTTTTTAGGCATTTTAATTTCCTGTTAACTTTGTTCAGCGGCAAGCACTTGCATGCCGCCTTGGTCGGTACCGGCTTTATTGACTTTGCCCGGGTTAGTATCAAGTACGAGGTCTGCAGCGGTTTCAACACCCTGCTCTATGATTAATTGCGTAGTAATATCTTCACTATCAAGACCACGTTCAGCGTTTTTATTTGCTCGGCTATCAAAACCTGCCCGTACTTCTAAAATGTCGGCCATAACGTCTTTAAGTGGGTCAACCCAATCCCACCGAGGCGTTTGCCACTTAGGTAAATATTGGTGAGGGTTAGTGTCGTATTCAGGTAAATCAACTAAGCGATGCATCCAAACCGCGAATAAAAACCATTTCGCCACTGGGTGACAAAACTTGAAGATCATCAAATGGTATTGCAAACGTTCCATGCGACGACGAAACTCAACTAAACCGGCACGAATACTTGAATAATTAACCCCGGTTAAATCACCGGTTAGCATTTCATACGTCAGGCCAATGGCTTTTGCTACTGATCGCAGTTCTGTTTTTATCCATTCAACATAGTTAGGACCAATCCCATCAGGTGATGAAAACTCGATGTCTTCGTCATCATCAAGATAATTAACTGATGCCGGAGTGATTTTTTTAATGGCTTCGCCATTAACTATTTCATCGTAATCAACGTTGTTATCGTTACCACCAACACTTTCTTCATCAGTTGGATTCCATTCTTGTTGACGTTTTTTTATGATCCATGCGAATAGCTGAGCTGTTTTTTGTTTAACTAAAGTGGCGTCTTGCATTTCATCTATTTCATATAAGCGCAATAAAATAGTGGATAAATGCGGTATGCCGCGATCTTGTTTTGGTCGCAACACTTGAAAATAATGAATGATATCACTGGCTGGTACCGCACGCGTTTCATTAATACCAAGGCCGTTTGGCATATCGCTGGGGTGATGTTGGTACAAATGGTAATGAGTACGTTGACCAATAAAGTTTTTTTGAATACCTAAACGAATACCTTTGGCAATATCGGTGAGCGTAGTGGGTAAATGGTCACTTTCAATTATTTCAATTTGCAGTGGTACACTTAAACCATCACTAGGTCTACGCCAACGTCGACGAATAAGTGTTTCACCGTCGCTAAATTCAGCACGGGCAACTAATGCCTCCATTCCCGGAAAATTTAGGTTTCCATCGGCATCACATTCTGTTTGCCAAATATCCCATAACGCTTGTAATTCTTTGTTTTCCCAATTGGCTACAATGCCGTTGCCAACTAAGTTATCAACGTAAGCATTGGCTGAAGTAACGCCCAAAGGGTGATTATGAATAGCATGGCGTGAACGACTGCGTAATTTAGTTAAGCTACGCTCAGCATCAGCATTTGGCCCCGACGAACGTAAACCTTTATTACCCATACGGGGGCCAGTGCTTGCGCCCTCGTAAAATGCTTTTAATCGTTGGTTTTGCTCAAAGCCACCACCACTGGGTACTTTTTTAATACGAGGTTTATTGGTGCTTTTCACTATATGCCTCGATCATAATGTAAGGAAACTTGTCTAATACGCTTTGGTCTTAAGGCTTTAATTATTTGGTTTTCAAGCTTGTTCATATCTGCCATTGTGCAGTCTGCATACTCAAGAACCTGCCCCATAATGGTGACTTTTCTAACTCTTTCGCCTAACGATAATTTTACTTTTGCTTGGCGAACAGCAATTAAATCAGTTTGTGTATATGACATTAGACTCCGCCGTATGAACCGGCCTTTTTACGTTTAGTTTTTTTAGCTTTAGGCATGGGTGTGCCTAACTGTTTAGCAGAAAGTTTTTCTAAGTTAATTCGTTTACGTTGTTTGCTGGCACGTAATGCAGCAAGTGCGTAGTTGGCACAATCGGTACCTTCGTTTGCAACGTGTTTAGGACATTCCCAAGAAGAAGATCTAACGCCGCTTTTGTATTTCATTACTTTGGTTTCAGCGACAAATTCTTTCACTACTTTTTCATCACAAATACCATCGTCTGCAGGTAAATGGATATAACCCGGTGTAGGTTCACCAGGCGAATTACGTTGAATGCGATAACGGCCATAAATAGTGTCTTTGGCATCTTCGGTACCCACTTCAAAAAAGTAAGTTTTATATTTTTTGTTAACTCTTTTCGGCATATTGGCAATAGGTTTGCCACTGCTTGGAGCGCCACGAATGGGAATGAACTTTTTAATGCCACCCTTGCGACAAGCTGCATGAACCTTACCGGTAAAGCCTCCACCTGCATCCCAACACAAGGTTGAGATAGGCATTTCAAAACCTAAGGCATGTTCGTAGCGTTGGTTAAGTAAATCTATCGCTTCATTCCACGGTTCGCTAGTTGCAAGGTTGCCATAAACTACCCAGCTATCAATAAGCCAACTTTCTTCATTGGCTCCCCAGGCATAAACATAACCTTCCAAACGGTTGTTCGAGCTACCTTCATGGCCTTGAGTGTCAACCCCTGCAGTAATATAAACGGCTTCTCTTGGTACGCGACCCACCCAAACCTCACGGCGGTTGTAAATCACTTCCCAATCGAGTTTACTGGTGTTTAGTTCAAGCCAAAACTCACCAAGAATGGTATTAGTAAATACTTTAAGCTTTAACGGATCGCCTTTTATGTCTAGCCATTCACGTACTAAACCTGCCCAACCATCGGTAAGGTTTAGGCTATAAAGCGCATTACATTTAATGCCAATTTTTTTCGGTGTTTTTGTTTTTTGTCCATCAGCGTTATAAAAATCTATACCGTCTTCTGTCCAAGTGCCTGTTTTTTCACATATCCAACGACCTTGCAATTGCATGTCTTTAAGTTGGTTATAATTTATATGCTCACGGCAGTTAGGGTTTTCACATTCATAACGAGCGCTTTCAGAGCGCTGATCTAAACTACCTTCATCATCAAAATAAATACCAAAGTCGCAGTCTTTACCGCCCCACTTTAAGGTTTGTTCTGTATCGCAATACGGGCATGGCAAGTGCATTTCAAGCACTATGTCCATTTCTTCCATCATTACTTGCAGATCATCTTCACCATCAATGGTGGGCGATGATCCATTTACAAATGTAGGAAAGGCGGCGCCTTCTAATCGGCGCTTAACGATGTGACGAACGGAACCTTCACCATCAACGTCTTGTGCAATACGACTAGATTCATCTAGAACAACAACTTGCTTGGTTAAACCCATGAAGTTATTTGATGTTGCCGCGCCTAGAAAATCCCAGTGAGCAACACCAATATGTTTATAGCTGTCTTTATTTTTTCCGCTGCCCTTTTTTTTCCACTCGGGAAATATTTTTTGTATAACTGGCATCACCGGGAACAAAGGATCTATTTCAGTTTTTACAAAACGTTTTACGTAAGGATCAGTCGGCCCATAGTAAACACCGCTGCGCTTTTTATGCGCCGCAAAATACATCATGATACCGGCAGCTATTTTTGAATAACCCCAACGAGCTGGCTTTTGTACGCAAACTTCACGAACCGCATCATTAGCAATGATATTAGCTAGAACAATTTGCGATGGTTGCGTTTTCCAGCGTCCCGGCTTTTGGCTAGAACCCTGTGGTAAATAAAAATATTTGTCTAACCACTCACGACCTGTGGTCGGTTTCTCCATCCGCAATGGATTCAAGCCAACTGCTATCGCCCTCAGAATCGCTTTCTCTGAAATCAGAGATATCGGGTCGTATGTCTGCAATTTCATTCGCCCTTTCTGCAACAAACTCGTCTACTTTTTCCTTGGCCTCTGGCGGCATGTCTGGCCACACTTGTTTTAGCTGTGCTGAAAATGATTCGTTTTGAATAGACATACTCTGTGCAACACGGAGCAATGTTTCGGTAATGATTTCTAACGGCTGGTATTTGTTCTCGAGAACACTCAGCTGATAATTTTCTTTACGTAATTTGGTTTCTAGCGTTTTACGTTTTAATTTAGCGTCCCGAACTTCGTCCGGTTCCGCTTCGCTCTGGCCATTTACTTGGCCTGATTTAACACCGCGTAAATAAAGAATATATGCCTCGCGACACTTATCTAAATCATAACCACCGCGACCACTAGATATTGGTAGAACCCCTTGTTTTAATAACTCTCTAACCCATTTGTCACTTAAAAATAGATGTTTAGCTATTTCAATTTGCGTTGCCATGATTCACCGTGATCGTAGCCTTCCGTGGCAGTCATTATTTCGAAATTGGAACCGGAACCGGAACCGGAAATAAAAAATTTTTACCAACCGCGCGGAACACCGAGCCTCGAATTACCCTCTATGCGTCTCAAGCCTAGGGAGGACCCAATTTTTTCAAATGACATTGATTATCATTTACATTGGTACTAATGAGAGTGATTATCATTTGTATTTATATTAACAAGAATGATTGTCGTTTATATTTCACTGAAACATTTAAGCAGCTCGTTTATTTAATGCTGGTAGCAAGTGCATGATCCATTGCGCGATGGAAATTTTTCTTCATGCGTTTGTTCATTGTTCTTTCAGCCATTTCAAAGAATCTGAAACGTTTTTTATATTTAGGCGCTTGATCAACAAACAATAAAAAAGGCGTAATACCTCTATCAGTTCGTTGCCATACGCCGCTTGAGCTGCCATCGTTATTCTCAAATAAGAAATAACTAATGCCACGCTTAGAATTCTGATGCGGGTCATGTTGAGCGCCGATGTTTGATAACATCTTACCTATTTGACCTCGGCTTATATTACCGAATCTATCTCGCTTGGCTGGCTTAGCTGGCACAGTAAACTGCCCTGCTCTTAACAAACCTTGGCGTTGCATTGCCTTTTCAAAGCGTTTGTTCTTACGTGGCCCACCAAATATATGAGGGCTTAGGTATTCAGCTGCATTGCCTTTGCCAAACCCCACAGACCAATCATCTTTAAGCCACACCGCTGCGACTGGGTTATTCTTTGTCGCTGACTTAATGTAAACGCTGTTCTTTGTATACCTTGTTGGGTTATCAAAAACAGTACTGATTAACTTCTTCTCAGCTACCTGAATGTCTTGAGCTGTCCACGTTGCTGTCAATGCTAACGCAAACGGTAGTTGCTCTTTCTCTAGTGCATCAAGCCCTTTGATAGCCTCATCGAGGCCTTGAACTTCAAAGTTAAACACTCTATTGTGATGCCTTATTTAATTTAACAAGGAAGATAAATGCGCTACTTAATCCCGCTTACCCTAGCCTTACTAACCACTTCAACAATGGCTAATGACATCGAAAATCAATACACAGACGCTACTGATACCATTAAATCTATCTATGAGATCATTAATAAACGGGGTATGAATTGTGATGCTGCGTTAGATGTCTACGGCATAGAAGCCGCACTATCTGAGCGCTGTAAACCTTTTATGAATTCCGGGGCTTTGATTGCAAAAGTGCCGACACAATGCGAGATTATTATCGCTATCGCAGAAGCTCAAACTATCACTACCCAAGAGAAGCACGCTAACGGCACGTTAACTAAGGGAGAGCTTAGAGCTTATCAATCAAAAGCTTTGTTTCTTAAAGAATATTGTGGCGCTAGGCCACCATCTAAATATAGATACATCGCCAAAACATTTAAGAAAATTCAATTAATGGGTGATTAAAATCACCTCCACCGCCACAATGTTTTATCACCCACATCAAACTGGATAGCATTTACACAGTGATTAAGGTTGCCCTCAATTGGCCAGAACAATAGATTTATGAACCACATCACTGGCAATATCCATTTAACACCCCGAAGATGTGCCTTACCTACCCGTGATGATATTGCTTCACGGTAATCACCTAGCAATATCGCAGTGTTCGCCAAGCAATCTAAAGTAAACAGCACATTGAATGCATAGCGATGTAAAAGAGTGTGCTTAGGTAAGAATATAAAACATACCCAAAGCATCAAAAAGTAATAATAATTTGCTATTAATGCACTCAAAATATCCATTCTTTATCCTCATTATTGTCACCGTATTGGTATGACGTTTGACAAGTAGGGACCTACAAAGGGGTAGGCTCTACTAGTTGATTGAAGTCAGGTATCAAACGTCATGCCAATAAAGTGACTGCCCAACTAATTGGGCAGTCGATGCAAGCTTTCGCTTGCGCCACATTAAACTTTCTACTTTAATTGTTTACTTGAATTCACTATTACTTTTATTTCGCTAATACCTTTTTCTATACGTTCTAGATGATCTCTCAAAGCCTCTTGAGTAACGTATTTTTCAGCAATATGAAGTTGATATACTTGAAAGTTCCCCACATGAGCATCAAATTTATCAGAGTTCTCTTTTATGTTGGTTTTTATGCCATTTATAAATGGAACTGCTGTAATACCGGCTATGCCGATTGACGATATAATAATTTGATACCATTCCATTATTTAGATTTCCACATATTTACTAGATCAGAAATTACAGATTTAGGCTCAGTGTTTGATACAGCATGATACTTTTGTTGTTTTTCTTTGGTTCGCATACCAAAGTAAGCACGTAATAAAGCAGAAGGAATTGCAAGTAGAGCTGTAACTAACGGCCAATTATCACCAATAGCTTTAACTGTCTCAACGTCCTTTGCGTTAATAGCGACACCAAACATGACAACTAAGCCAACGACAGTGAACGCGACAATCCAAGCCATCATCAACGCAATAAATGGTCTTGTGCTATTACCTGTTTTGTCTACTTCACCTAGCGCTGATATTACTTTGGTGTGTTCTTTTATTGATGTTATTTCAACATCAAACTCTTTGTTTAACACTTCAGCTTGAAAATTTGCTGGCAATTTAGCGATAGCGCCCTGAATATCAGCACCAGTGGCTTTTGCTGGTAGTTTGTCATCATCAGATAAAAAACCATTAACAACTTTTAAGATAGCGTTGCCACCAGGTATAACGTCAGCGAGTATTGAACCGCCAACCTTGCCTAATATTTTTAATAGATTCATTACCAAGCGCCTAAATTCATTTGAATTGCTAACTCTTGAGCTCTATTTGTTACTTGTTTTGCCCACCTACTATCAAGCATTTCAACTGCAGCTTTTTCATAATAAGCGTCATTAAGCGCCAAAATCATATTTTTAAACTTCAAAAAACCAGAAACACCAAGATTAAAAGCCATGTTTACGCAAACAGCTTGTCGGGCAGAACATAATTTAGCCCAAGGTAAATTTGGTTTTATTAGCTCAATAATTTCATTAACATCATTAAGCAATAACTGTTCAGCTTCGTCTTCAGTCATTGGCTGATCATTAAAATCACATCGGCCTAACATCTCAAGCTCAGCATGAGAAAACGGGTTGTTATCTACGTTACGTCCATAACCAATCGTTTTTTTACTAGCCGTACAGAAATAATAATTATCTCTAAAACCTTCGTGCTGTTTTAGCTGCTCAATTAACGTCATCATCGTAATAAAATCTCAGGCATAAAAAAGCCCCACTAAAAGTGAGGCAAACATTAGGAGTAGTGACTTATAGTTAACAGTTAAAGGTTCGTCATGCCTACGCTTTGTTGCTAATCAAGTAGCATCTTTCGCCATGGATTCAAAAGCCTCTAGTTCTGCTTTTGTTTTTAAGTAAGTTTCTTCTTCAAACTCAATACCGATAATTTTACGACCAAGTTTTAACGCGGCCTTGGCTTTTCCTATGAACTTATCTTTGTAGGCAAGTGTTTAAAGTGTGTTAGTAGCACGCTTTAATCGCCCGTTTTACATAAGAGAATTCATACTTTTTGACCTGTGGTTGGACACATTTTTACATCTTGGTAAAACTATACCATCAAAACTTACCAAAAAAAGCACCAAAAATGGGAAGTTTCTGACACACCCTTCTTTCCCCGATATAAACTATGCCACATTCACATTTACAAATTAAAACAGTAAATTAAGTTAACTGGTTTGATGTGTGAAAGAAGGGGTTTACCCTCCTAGTACAGTGTTATGAGGAAACCTCACAATACGCATTATTCTCTGGCACCCAGTTACATTTTTCACACCTGTGTTTTCCGTTATCACATTCGCACAAGCGCATTCTGTTACAGTTAGGGCAAGGAATTTCTACATATTCACCTAACGCCCAAGCCTCTTTAAGTTCCATTTCATCAGAAACGCTTTGCGCCCAATCTTGCATTAAACTCATAGTATTCCTCATAACAACTCAAATCAGCGCGACAACTAACAGCTTGTCGCTACGCTCTGGCGCAGTATTTGCGCCTGTTTGTACAGGTTATAAGGCTATTTGATCGCTGGTAGCTTTTCAATCCAGTCAGTTACTTCTTTTAAGCTACCGAACTCCATAAACGTTTCAAAATTACATTCTCTGTCGGCACACCAAACTTTATCTTCTGTTGCTTCACTAAATTCAATGTCCCAGCCTGAGGTGTAACCTTCTGGCACAGGACAACTCCGTTGAAACTCTATATTTTCCGCTGCTATGCCTTTGTTTTTTAATAGTTTTTCTATTTGTTTTTTGCTCACGTTATTACTCCTTGATTTTTGTTTTTAGTGCTTCTACAACGGCGCTAACAGCCCAAGAGTGAGGCTCAAACATTACTGCCTCTTCATCGGTTTCTGGCAAGTAATCGTGATCACCTGTTACAGCTATAGCGTGTTGTAATGCGTGCTCTTGCAATAACTTTCTTGCTCTGCTTTTTATATTATCCATTAGAATTCCAATCTTGTTGTTGTGATCATTTCATTATGTATAACGCATGATTTTTCAGTAAAATAAAATGGTAAAAAATAATTACAATAGTTATTCATTTTCAATATTACACATTGCACTTTTTACTCCTTAGCCTTATAACAAGGCATTTAATTCGTTCGCTTCGCTCTCTGGGACAAATACAGTTCGCTACGCTCCTAAACGTATTTGCACCATTAATGCGAGGTTATAAGGCTAGCGCATCATTCATTATAAAACTAACTATATCCATAGCGATATAAAACCCACTGTAAAGCACCCCTAAAAGCAATGTAATATACAACGCTCTGGTTTTTTTACTCATAACACGCCTTGAAACCCACAAATCACTAATCAAAACATGACAAAGCACAACAAATAACACTGTGTAAATTATTAACATACGCCACCTTTTTTATTTTGCTATATAAAGCAACAAATGAATTGACCAAAAGCTAGCAATAGCTGACACAGAAAAAATGATGATAATGACCGCTGCCCGTGATATATCTCGTTTTTTCATTTGCACGTTATATCCCCCTAATTAGTTACAAAATAACCTTGTCCCTGTTGTTGAGTAAAACCGCCCTGTTGTTGGCCCTGTTGTTGCCCAGTAGTTGGCTTACTGTCTAGCATTTGCAGAACACCTGTAAAACCCTGCACAACAACTTCGGTGGTGTATTGGTCTTGCCCTTGCTGGTTAGTCCATTTGCGTGTTTGAAGTTGCCCTTCAATATAAACTTTTGAACCTTTTTTTAAATAATCTCTGGCTATTTCAGCAAGCTTGCCAAAAAGCACCACTCGGTGCCATTCTGTTTTCTCTTTTGGCTCACCCGTTTGCTTGTCTTTCCATTTATCTGATGTCGCAACGGTGATAGTAGACACACCACCGCCGTTGGGTAAAAATTTAAAATCAACGACTTTGCCTAAATTTCCTATGATCATTACTTTATTAATTGACATATTATTTCCTATGTAAATACTGTTACTGGCACCATCACGCGACCGTATGGCGTAAAATATTTAACGAATGCTTCAAGGTTATTACCAAAATACGTAATCGCGCATCCTTTCGTGTTTTGGTCTAGTTTTTTACCCGCTTTTGTATAAAAGCTAGTGCGACCATGAAGAAAACAAATTGGATAATTTTTTAATGGTTTAAACCAACCCTCGCCCGTTGAGGCATACGTAATACAAAGCGCTTGGGTAACATCACCTTTTTCATAATGATGAATTAATTTATTTATCCATGCGGCATTACCCGGTAATGTTTTAATTAAATGATAACCGCGAGATCCACACACTTTTTTATCGCAACTACTTTTACAGGCGTTTTCTTTCGCTCCCCACGGGTGATTCATCCACACACTGCCTTTCCAAACTTTGGTTAACCCATCAGTTTTTTCGGTATAGATGCGTGCCGCTTTTACGTTCTGATTAGCTTTTCTGCTTGAAGCAGGATCAAGGTCAATGGTTCCCAACACATTTCGAGCCGCTATTAATAATTCAGAGGGAGTATAAAGCTCTACTTTAAAGCTCGTTTGATTACATAACTGACTGTTATTGACTATGGCCATGCTGACAACTCGCGTTCTAGCGCCTGTTGGTCTTTAATTTCTTCAATTCGTCGACGCTTTTTACCAAGCTCTTTTTTATCGGCACTTACGCTAGCACTTTCACCAGGGCGGTTACTGATAACAAAATTCACTTTTTTAGAGTTTACGGTCCGTTTGTGGCTACAGCCGCAGCTTTTAGTAGAGCCACTCGTTAAGTTATTCCGGCGAACTTCACGTTCTTTTCCGCACTCACATTTGCAATTTAAATAAGCCTGTCCGTTATAACCTGTTCGTTTAGCCACTGAAATAACGGTTAATATTCCAAACTTTTCACCCACTAAAGCGCTTGCTATAGTACTCATGAGTTATCCACATTTTCGGTGGTTAACTCTGTGCATAGCTTTGTTTTTTTCTCTTCCGCAACGGAATCTAATACCGGTCTTGAAAATAAATTCTGTAATTCTTCAACCTCTTTTAGTGCTGCTTCAGTAAAACTTTCACTTCTACTACCTTCCACCCACGATTGATAAAACACGTCAAAACCACAGCTTTTAGCATAGGCCAGCTCAGCGGTTGCGCCTTTGCTTTTTAGGTGACCGGCTAACATATAAATGGCACTACAAACGGCTAACATGGCAAAGTCGATGCGCATGTATTGTTCATACGATAAACCATCAGGATTTACCGTAGGGTTTAACACCACAAACCCCATTTTACGTAGTCTGATTTCTGTCGCGTTAAAGGCGTCTCGGTTAACGTTCTTTATACCCGTCATCGGCCCTGAAATATAAATTATTTTACTCATGATTCTTCATCCATGAATTTCATCATTTCCCACTCTTTACACTCAACCATGTCATCATCAGTTGGGGTGTAACTCTCATCATCACTAACAGGAACGTTAATGAAGAAAATACATCGTTCAGGTGCAAACTTACCGACTATTTGTGGCTTATGCATTGGAACGCCTTGAACTGTTGCTACGCCAAATATCATGCGACCATCAAGATCAAACAATGACAATGCGGTATTGTATTCTTTAGGGGGTTTTAACTTATCGATTAATGCTTGTATTTTTTTACCTTCTTTTTTGGAACGTTTAGGAAGAAACCCTACCTCTGCATTTTTCCACACCTCTTTATCTGGTCTGTCAGCAAAAGTAATACCTGCCACTGAGCCTGAACGGTACTGTTGCCAACCAGTGGCGCCAACATTTTTAACCACTTCATCCATGTGATTAGTGAATGCGTCTTTAGCCTCGCGTAACTCTTTCATTTTAGCCGCTAACTTACCGCCAGTGACTTTGTAATATTGATATTTCATGATTAAATTTCCCTTTAAATTTAATTTGTTTGGTTTTCCGCTGGGTATTTAGCGCCCCCAGCGACCTGAATGGATTGGATATTTGGTTTTTACTCCGTGTACAGGGTTTAGGCTATGTTTTTAATTAAGCTGAAACTAAAGAACGTTTGCGTTTAGACTTTATAAACTGCTTGGTTCCACGCGCTAATTTTTTCGCATTTTTCTTAACGCGTTTCTTGTGCTTTACCTGTGGTTTTTTAGAATAGAAACCATCAAGTGATTTTTGATTGTCAGCAAAACGTTTTGCTATTTCTTTATCATTTGGTGTTTCAATTTTAAATACTAATTTGTCTTGTACCTGTTGCATTATGCTTGCCCCTGAGCTGCTGGTATGGTTTGGTTTTTCTCTAATCTATCGGCTGTTTGTCTCATCAATTCAATAGTATTCTTGCGATCAATATTGCCGATATAGTCAGAAATAGTATTACTCTCATCAAATGGCGTTGCGACTAAAACAAATCCCATCTTTTGACCGTAAACCATCTCTAATGCTTCTCCTACGCCTTGGGCTACTGCCCTCATTAATTCTTCTTGTTTTAGTGTTGCCATGGGTTGAAATCCTTCTTTATTCAGTAAAAATCACGCCCTGAGCACCACTTTCAGAGGCATTATTTGCAGCTTCATCAAGCGCACGATGAATAATACTTGAGCCACTTTCATCTTCACTTTTCAGCTCGCAAATTATTTCTGGTAAAAGAGCATCAATATCACTAACAAATAAATCACTGTTAGGTGCCCCATTAAGTGATATCTCTAATTTAGGGATGTTGATTGATATAACTAATTCATCACCTTTCTTTTTGACACTAAACATTAAACCCTCCTAAATTTTTTGCGCTTATCACGCTTTTCAAATTGACGATAATGCGGCGACTAAAACTTCCCTCACACCGTTATGCCCCGGTTCAGAGACAACACCTTGGTCTACAAGCTGATCCAGAATTCTAGCTGAGCGGTTATAGCCAATACGGAACTTGCGCTGAATAGCTGATGTTGATGCGCGTCGTTCTTTTAATGGCTGCTCGCTTCAAGTTGCCCACTCATATCGTAATTTCCGCAAAGAGCCAGTTCGCGCTTAGTTCACCTTGCCCGTCTACCACCGTATAACTATTTTCTTTTAAAAAGATTGAGGTCGAGCAACTGCTCTAATAAACCACATAAAGCCCGTTTGCAAGTTATCTCTAGCAAGTTCTAAATTGCGCTGAACATCATCTAAACCGTCTTGATTAATTGCAGGTTCAGTCTGCTTATATAAGCTTGTTTCAGCCTCTTCAATTAACTGTTTAACTTCTTCAGATTTCACTTTTATTTTATTCATCAAGTCAATTTCTACTTTTGTTAAACCTCTGTAGCCTTTGATTTTTTTGTGTTGGTTATCCATTTTTCTTTCCTTATGTGAACAAAACTTCTATCTAAAGTTTTTACGTTTATCGCGCTTTTCAAATTGACGCCAATGACCATGTTGATTAATGGGATTTATACTAAAACAACCATCTTTAATGGGGGGTAGCATCTTAATTTCATAAGTATTTCTAGCTACTCCACCTAAAACAATGATTTGTTCATCAGCTACAGCCATGACTCTTAGGAGTTTTTCTATCAGTAACTTATGATTGCCAATTACAACAACTCTTGACTTATCAAACATAAATCAAACTCAACGCGACTAAATCAGCGCCTATAGTGAAAACAAAAAATGAACCATTTATTTCAGCATCTGGTTGTTTTGTTAATAAAAAAGTAAGAAATAAACAGAGTATTATTGTGAACATTAAACCTCCTCCAACACTAAAACTTCTCTTACACCGTTATGACCCGGCTCTGATACAACACCTTGGTCTACAAGCAAATCCATAATTCTCGCTGAGCGGTTATAGCCAATACGGAACTTACGCTGAGTAGCTGATATTGATGCGCGCTGCACTTTTATTACAAAGGCTTTAGCTTCATTTAGCAGAGGTTCTTCTTCACATAATTCCTCTGCCTGTTTTTTTTCAGGTTTTTCAAAAGTCTCGCTAACACCAAGACTTCCCATCGTTTTCTCAAGCTCTTTAGCCAGTTCTTGAAGCGTTGGATATTTAATGGTACTGGCATCAAACACTTCTCTTTCTGTTTCATCGGTCACTTTCATGGCTTTAAATGCACAAAACAAACGGCCCATTTCTTTAGCGAACAATACAAAATCCGCATCAATTCTGGCTAAGGCATCATCACTATCAATGTCGTCGTTTTTATCTTTTAATACATCAGTAGGTTTAATACCTTTTAAAAATCCTCGGGCATCTAGCGTTAGATAAAATGCCTCGTCAAACTCAAGGCTTAAATAGTTAACCTCTCTGTTGTCATCAACAACAAGTGATTTGATGTGCTTGGCAGTAATATCATCATTGGTAAATTTAGCTTGCGCGGGGCTATCACCAAAAGCAGATAATTGAACATTGCTACCTAAGCTAAACTCGGCTTCAACATCACGAACACCGGCTACCCACTCGTCTAAGCATTCTTGCAATGCGTCGGTGAAATAACCCGTCACAGGTAACGTGCCTATGCATTTTCTTAATAACGCTAAAATATCATCTGCAGCAGCTCGGGTTGATGAATTAATAATGATCAACTCATTAATGTTATCTAAGTAAATTTCAGTGAAAGTATGTACCGGAAAAGCATTGGGTAAATTCGCAAAAATCACCTCTTCCTTTAATTGTTCTTTTTCTTTTTTGGTCGCCTTTCGGCATTGTTCTGTCTCAATAACTTTTACTTTTTTATCAACTTCTCTACGCACAAAATCAGCAGGCAGTGCTTTTACCGACTTGCAGCAGCGTATTAACTGATAATTATCGTTATCTACACCGTGCACTAAATTTGTTGTGCCTGGTAATGCACTAACCCAACCAGACGTACTAGACTCTGTGGCGCCACATTCTCTAAACTTGTGCTGTTCTAACAACAGCGCTAAGTGCAGCTGCGCAAAGTAATTTGATTTGGTTAATTTAAAAATAACGGCGCTTTTAAACCACATAACGTGGTACCTCCATTGCTAATGTCGGTATTTTTGGCAAAATAAACAGGCTAGGTAGTTTCAATATGTGGGGCTTTTTTACTTTTATGCCTAGTGCCTCTCTCGTAATACTTAACGCAAGATCATGGCTTGGGCCGTCGGTGCAATCAAACACCATAAATATGTCACCCTCAACGTTGGCAAATAACAAATCTTCATGAACATGCGTAGGAAATTCAGGTAAACCTTCTAGTTTTATTGCGGTGCACAGAGCTTGTAAATTGCCACTTTCGTGTATCATGTCTACTGTTTTGCCATTTTTTACAATAATAAAATTACGCATATTCTTGTCTCTTGTTATTAATACACCGTGCAACTTTTTTTAAAGCAGCATGTTCAATTTTAGCGATAACAGTACTCATCACTCGCAATCGTGGTTTCCAATCGCGGCTATATTTACTTTCGCTTACGTCAATGGCTTCCATAATTTTTTTGCTAATAACTAAAGGGCGATCAGCAACGCTTAACTGATAATTCATCAACGCAAACTCTAATAACCGCTGCGCCTTTGGCACACTTGACGAATTTAAACGATGAAACACCAAATACTCTTGATAAAAAGCCGCCCAAAGCGGCACCATCATCTGTACTATTTCTTCATGAGTAACCGACAACCCCACTACAAATTTCACTAATGTTTTTTCATGATCATCAAGTTGATTTACTGCCTGAACAATTGGTGTTTGTGAAAACGCCCAAGGGGCAACCAAACATCGGGATCCAAACGCACTACTCACAATATTCCCCGCATCAAGCACGTTCGTTTTAGTATCACAACTAAATGCCCAATCAATTTTCTCGCGTAAATAAACAAAAAATGGCTCTTGTTGCATAACACCAACCTCAACTATTTAACGGGCTATTGGCCCATATATGCTCAAGCTTGCTAGTAATGCCCGTGCACGTCTTAATAACAGTGGCTTCTCTTAGGCACCCAGCCGCTAATTCCATTAAAGTGTCTTGAAAAAACTGTAATTCAGCTACATCATCACGGTGATCATAAGCGCCATCCATCGCAGGTTTAGATCCCCCAATCACATCGGCAAATTTTCTACTCAATACGTCAATTTTCGCGGCGGTTTCTTGGCTGTTTATTTTTGGGTTAGCGGGCAGTGGTACCAACATATAACCCGAGTTCGCCATCATTTGGCTAAGGGCTGTTTGTTTAAAGTGTTCTGGCAAACAAGACAACCAGTAATATTTCCAAGACAACGGCAAAGGCTTCTCTTCGTCTAATATCCTGCTGACTCGTTGTAATGCCGTGTTTTTCCATGTCAAAAATTCATTGGCTGTGGTGGGTAATGCTTTCACTAGGTCATCAATGGCAAGCTTGGTAAAAAGTGCTTCAGCAAAAGTAGAACGGGTAGTTGTACCGTTTTCTATCCACTGCTTAGTAATCGTTAACAGTATTTGCTGCTCGTTAAATGTGGTGTCACAACCCTGACGATTATTTTTATCATTAATGGGTCTATAATTAACAATGAAGTCAGAATAAATCTCAGGTGAAATAATATGCTCGGTTTTTAAACCTTGCTCTTTAAATATTTCAACCAGAGCAATAAGTAAATTTTTACTTACATTATTAATCGGTTTGGTCTCAAGGCGCGACAGCGTATTCTTTGAGCCACCGTAAACACCTGCCAGTAGTGTTTCTAACGCAGGTAAAGATAAATTACGCGCATCTCTGCATTTTTTTAGCGGTCTCATATTTTGCCGTCCGTTTAATCATATATGCGTACACTATATACTAAACTTATATGCTTATCAAATATGGGAAGCATAAATACTTTTGTGGCAAAATACCCTTTTAAATTGAACTATCACGCTGATGAATAAAACAATTGGACAATGCTTAGAATTTTACAGAACCGAACTGGGTTGGGATCAAACGCAAGCGTCTGGCGAAACAGGCTTTGTAATTTCTCAGCAGCAAATTGGCAAGTTAGAAAAAGACGCGATTAAAAATCCGGGCATATTTACCGTAACCGCCCTGCTCAATGTCTATAACAAAACCCCTAACGACTTACAAAAAGACATGGCAGAAGGGGTAGAACTGGCAGTTAAAGAGCAAACAGCACTTTTTACTGTTAGTGCTACTATTCCTTTAATTAACATAAAAGACGTTAAAAATTATTTAAGTGGCCAAGCGGTTACCGCAATTAAGCATATTCCTTTCTCAGAAAACCCAAGCAAAAAAATATATGCAGTACTATTAGCAAATGAACTAATGAAAACCAATTCAGGCGTTAGCTATCCTGAAAAAAGTATTGTTATTTTTGATGCAACCAAGCCCTATAAAATTCACAAAGACATGATGATTGAAATGGATGGCGACATATTATTTCGACGTGTGTTTAAAGATGGATCAACTTACTTTGTGAAAACAATCAACCCCGATCTTCCCAATGCCAATAGCAGCAAAGAAATTTCATTTTTTGGCCGCGCTATTGAATGTAGAATTACAGTTAAATGATCATTGATCAAATTTCATGATCAATGTACTCTATTAAAAACCTTTATTAATTGTTTTACGCATATTTGCTTATTTGGTGAAAATAACGCTAAAATAGCAGATAGATAATAATATTTAATAAAGTTATTTGTTTATTAATTGCTTTTTGCCCTACTAAATTTCAGACAAAAAAAATACCGTTCGACAAAACGGTATCTTATTTTTTCTTTAATGTGGCGTAGTTTAAGTTCAGATTTAAACTACTAAGTTGTTGTAAATAAAAGGATTTTTACAAAAAGAACAACCAAGTCCAGTGGCTTTTTCCCGAAGGGAATCAGCAAGGTTTTTTATTTACGTTTTTATAATATGTAAATTTTAATAAAAAATCAACACCGCCCATCTTTTTGTAAAAAATAATTTTAAAGCTAAAAAATAATAATGAGTTTTAACAATGATTTTTTCAAACACTAATTTTACAAAATCAATTTCGAAAAAAACAAATAAAATGAAAACACCCACTTTTTATAAAGCGTTTTTAAGGGGGGTGGGCACCCTGCCCACCCCTAAGTTTTTCATTAAATTTAAGGGGGGTGGGCACCCTGCCCACCCCCCCTCGTTTTTAGTTAAATTGTTATTGGCATTTAGGTAATTAACTGAAAATGTCTAACGTTTCTCAACTACACCAACACGCCTATTTCGATAAGAAGGCTCTAACACTGCAAGAGGTGCAGTCTTCCTGTGGCGTGCCTGTTTATCTAAAGCATAGTGGTGTCTCTACCTACAAAGGGTTTTATAACGAAACCTTTATATTTAGAGAGTTGGTTGATGTTCGTGGTAACAGTTGCGGGGCAGAAAGAATACTGCCTGAACGTATTGATATGTATGGCAAAGGTGGGCTTAACGACAAGTTTGTAACCAAGGGTTCTAAAACGGGTATAGGTTTCACGCCAATAGGATTTAACTTTAATGAAATCAGCAGCTTAACTGGTTATGTTTATATTTGTGCAGGCTTGGCCGATGGTATTAGAATATACCAGGCTACTGGTCTTCCGGTTGTTTGTGGTGTTGGTGAAAACAACATAGACAACCTCTGCCGCGAAATAATGAGTGTTAATAACAATGTTACTTTGATTGCTGTAGGAGATAACGATCAAGCGGGTATTGTTGCGGTACATTCAACTAACCAATCTTACGTATTGCCAGATAACGAAAAAGATTGCTCTGACATTTATCAAAATGAAGGTATGCCATCATTAATAAAACAATTAGCTAACATAAAGCCCGCTTTACCTCGTTTTCCTGACCGTCATTATCCTCATAAATTACAGCGCCAAATTTTAAAAAATGAACTGGCTAAAAATATTAATAAACTTACCCGGTGCGACGATCTAAAATCTGCGGCTGAATTAACCTATGCCATTTTAGAAAAATATGAATTTAGAATGCCCTTTGAATATGACTTACCTGCGTTAACAAAATCATTAATATTAGCGGGTAAACACACGTTTAACGCGATTAACATTAAAGATTTGGCAAGCATTATCAGCACCCGTATTGCTAAACGAAAACGGCTAAGTTTATCGTTAACTAATTTTGATGCCCGTAAAGTGAAAAAACGCCATTTTTTACATGAGTTACCCGGTTTACCTTTTTTAACCAATGACGATTTTAAGGGCGTACTACTATTTAGAGCCGAAAAAGGCATTGGTAAAACAAATTTAATCGGTAAACCTTTTGTGGCAGCTAAACAAAACCTAGGTTTAACACTAGCAACGTGTCACAGAATGAGTTTAACGGCTGATTTATGTAATCGTCTTGGTTTGTCACATTATCAAGACGAAACCTTAATAATGAACGAAATACTGGGTTTAGGTACTTGTATACCCAGTATGGCGAAAGAAAAATTTAGAGAGTTTATTGATAACCTTGATTACCTATTTTGTGACGAAATTGCACAAGTATTAGATTTTTTAGCATCAAAGCAATGTAGCACTAAAAACGCAACCAATGCCGATGTTTACTATCGATTAAAACAAGTAGTAACGTCTGTTAAATGTATTGTGGGTGTTGATGCCGAACTTAACGACCGAGTTATCGAGTTTATTGAGCTCTGTCGCCCAAATGACAAATTTAATATTTATGATGTAAATGAAAAACATCAACGTAAAGCACCGGCTAATTTTAAAGCGGCCAATACTCATACTGTAAGTAAAAAGCACGTTAAATACATTGTTGGTGACAAAGCGCTAAGCCGAGGCTATGGCGATATGCTGGCAAGGGTTCGTGAAGACCAAAATTTATGGGTAGCAGTTGAATCATCAGACAGAGCTAAAGCACTAGGCCAGTTTTTTAAAGAACAAATTGGCGAAGATCTAAAAATATTAGTGATCAACGCAAAAACCAAGGGCGAGAAAAAACAATTACGCTTTTTAAATAATCCTGATGAAGAGTCTCGAAATTATCAAATTATTATTCATTCACCGGTTATTTCTTCGGGTGTATCGGTAGAACATCAAGATAAACCGCATTTTCATCACACCTATTTTATCGGTGGTGGTTTTTCGGTGGCACCTAGCCACGCATCACAAATGCTGGCACGCGTAAGGTATGTAAACGAATACACCCTATTACTGCTGTCTAATAATAAAAAAGAATCGGTAAAAGACCACCGTTCTATTTTGATAGGCCGAGAACAAGCCAGTATTTTAGATGGCAGATACCAAGAGGCCACCGAATTTGATGAATTTTGCGCTAAAGTGCAACAAGACGAAGCTGCAAGTAAAGCCGATTTTATCAATGGTTTACTGTGGCTACTTGAAGAAGAGGGGCATTGTGTAAAGCCGTTCTCAACTGAAATAGAAGATCTAGAGCGCGAAATAAAAGCAGCGCGAGAAAATGCTAAAGACGACTATAACCAACATTTAATGTCTGCCAAAAATATTGATTCTACTCATGCTTTTGAACTCTCTAAAAAGAGTGCAAAAACATGGGATGAAACCTGCCAGTACCATAAACATCAAATAATGACCGCGCTAAACCTGACAGAGCTAACCCCTTACGATGTTAAGGTATGGGATGACGGGCGAGTTATGTCTAAATCAAGACGATACGCGGCTTGTTATCACCAAATAGCCTTTAACGAAAAAGAAGATATTAAACACCTAAGCCATCGTAACTTTTCTAAAGCGAAAGTTTGGGGCTATGAATACATGTTTGACGATATCGACCTCAGCGGTAAAAAACGCATCACCCAAGAGCAAGCCACGCTAATTGTTAAACGAGTAATTAAAAAGCGTTACATGCTAGCTGAGCTCGGTTTAGTGCCAGGTAAATACGCTAAATATGAAAATCTCACTAGCCAAGGAATGGACCCGTTCAAAATGCCTAAATATCCTATGCGCGAAGTGGGTAATATTTTAAAAATGTTAGGAATAGAAATATTTCGTAAGGGGAATAACTATCACAATGCTATTAAAATTAATGACTATGCAATAAAGGTAGAGCAAATAAGCGCTTTAGAAGAAATCTATACACAAATAGATTTCAGCAGATTGGGGGGGTATTTACTAAATGATAAGGCGGGAAGTGCTGAAATTAAGCATGAAAACTGGCAAATAACGAAGAATTTAGTCATTACCTTAATTGATCACGTAAAAGAGCCGTATACGGCAAGGAAAATACTTGATAAAGAGTGTCAAAAGCTGGGAATTGACAGTTCTGAGAGTGAAGTGCGGAAATTGTATGAAAAAATAAGGCAAGCGGGGGGATAGCTTGCTTAAATTATAGCGTAGCTATGCATTTATTTTATAAAATTAATAACCGTTTTTAGCTCATCATTAATGTATTGATGAATCGTAGCGTCAGCGCCAATAGCGCTATCTGAAAGCTTTTCGTTTAAATGTTTGGCCTTGGTTAACTTATGTATTATTTCGTGGTTTTGCGGGGTGCAGGCTAAACTTAACCAGCTATTTAATTGATCAACTGATATTTCAAGCACCTCAGCTAGTTCAACCGGAAATTCCTTTGCTTTTTTTTGTATAGTTGTGCTCAAGCAACTGTTATTAAGCATTATCACTACTCCTTTAATCCATGTGATTAATAGAATAATACAATAAAAAGGTGTGGAGTGATTTCCACACCCTTAAATAATTTAATTAAAAATTAAAACGCGCTACTTTATTAATCAATTTTTCTTTTTGTTTTGCCACCGGTATAAAAAGCATCATTTATATTCACTAAAATTTTATTTTGGTTTTCAGTGACGACTTTTCTTTTTGTTTTGCCACCGGTAGCGCTAGCTTGGCTAGATAAAGTAAGGGCTAATATGATTAAAATTACATTTGATTTGAACATTAAAATTTCCTTTTAAATAAAATATGTGGATTTGTTTCCACATATTCATTTTCGAGGAAAAAAATGATAATGCAAATGAAATTTTATGCGGTTAAAAGGTAGGTCTTATTAAATAAGTGTTCAACAATTAAAAACAGTGAAATTATTGAAATAATATAGGCGGTAACAGGATAATAGTTATAAACATAGTCAATATTTAAATAAAAAAGATGTCTTATTAAATATTCAATAATCATAGCAACGTTAAGAAAGGCATTAACCTTTGCTACAGTCATAAAATTTCTATCAACGGGCAATATACAAATATTTTTATCAATAGATTTGTAGCTAGTTAAACGTTTAATAATAAATACGCGCATCATAAAAAAGTGACGAACTAAAATATTAAGCAATAACAATGCAATATAATAATGAATATTAGGGGCATCATAACCCCTAAAATACCAATATAACGATGAAAAAACTGCGGCTAACGTAACAGGAAAGTAGACATACTTTATCAAGCTGTCATATTTTAATTTGTAAAAAATAATACCGGCACAAATATAAATGAAACCCTCTTGAACAGCCCACGCATCAGAATAATAAGCAATTTCTTCAATAAATCTTTCGGCAAATAATATTGCTAATATTCCAACTGTATTTATATTTTTAAATTCATATTTTTTTAATGTTCTTGTATAAAAAACAAAAAAAACAAATATTACGACTTCGAAAAGTCGATCAAAATATTCTGCATTGTCGAATGACAAATAACCCAAGCAAATAACAGTAACAGCAAGTAAGAATACAAGTAATTTTTGTCCGTAAAAATGCTCTATCACTATAATTTTCATCCATAAAAATATTGTACAATCAACAATTAAATTTTTATATTAAAAAAATTAATGATCGTCTTTTTGTATCGTTCTAACAATAATTTTGGTGAGTTAGGACAGCACAACAAATACCAGCGGTTAATAATATCTGCACTTAAATTATTAATGGTACCAGGATGATTATTCTCAATAGCAACCAACTTCTCTCGACTAAACTTTAATTTTTTTGCTAGCTCTGCTTGGGTAAACCCTGCAGAAACTCTAAGTTCTCTCAGTAACTCACCATCAAAGTTTTTCATATAACACCTAACTATAAAAAATCTAATTTTTCTAAATATATAAAGGCAAGATACTCTTTAAAGTGCATTCTTTCAATTTATAACAACCAAAAAAAAGCTATAATAGCCCTTGTTTTAGAGCAATTATAGCAATAATTCAATATAACGGTTTAGTGTTTATATGGCGCCAGCAATTGGCTTATTAATTCATGATGTTTCCTACCCACTTATGTAACTGTTAAATTTATCAGCGGCCTCTGTCCTTTCGCCAGTATCGAAAATATATTCTTCAACATGAGGATTGCCAATATTTACATTAACTATAAATTTCTTTCGTTCAACATCATAATAAATACCACACGTTCCGTAATATTCTGTTTCACATTTTCTAATTAAAACATTCACAGGAATTGCTTTAACTAGATCATCTGGTGTTACTTTCATAATTTTTTCACCTGTATTAAATAATTGAATTATGAAGCCATCGAGAAGCCCGAAATTTCAAACGGGGCCAGTGAAGCGCTGGCTTGATTTTCCTCAATGGCGAGCTAGCGTTTTTCTATGCTATCGTCTGCTCGGTCACATAAACTTTCTTCGTAGCTAATACGGTAAGACTTTATGGATTTTTTATGCCAATGACACCCAGAGATAATAGGTAAAATAGGCGCGAGTATAATAATTAAAGGAATACCAATAAACCAACCTATTGGAGTAGAAAACCCATCAAACTCACCTAATTCACTTTTTATTCTTTCAGGATATTTTTTATAGTGTTTTAATATTTCAAGCCTTAAACCTCGCACAACAACAGCTCTTTCACTGTTACCATCTGGATCATAACAGTCATAACCTACTGGCTTGCTCAGTTCTGAATTTAAATAATCTTCAAATGTCATAATTTTTTCACCTGTATTTTACCATAAGGGCCTTTCATACCATCCAAGCCAGCATCGGCTTTCGCTATTTGTTCAGCCTCTTTTTCATTTTTAGCATAAAGATTATCTTCAAAATGAGGGCTGTTTTTATAGGGAATAGTCACCCTAAATTCAAATAAATCACCCATAAATAAGGCATAGCCTATTTTCATGGCTGTTATTTTATCGCCAGCTCGCAGCGTAAACATGGCTGTTCTATTACCTAAAGTAATCGATGTCTTCCAGGAACCGTTACTTAAATGGTGTGCTTTAATATGAGGTTTCTCAGTCTTATCAATTTTTGGCTTTGCTTCAGTTTTAATTTTAGGTTGTTCTAGTTCAGGTTCATCAGCAACGTATTCATCAAATTGCTGTGTTATGGGTTCACCTGGTAACGCTAAATCACCAATGGCCATTAAGTAATTTTTAATGGTACCGCGAAACTTTTTGGTTTTGGTTGATAGCATGGTTTGAGTTAATACAATGGATTGGTTATCTAAAACCATGGCTTTAACGTCATTATGTAATTCAACGCCAGCATCAAGTCGTGCAAGCGTGGGCATTTCTTCATCAAGTTCGCACAGCATTTCCCAACGTTCATTTACCGCTGTAGTATTTGGCTCGTAATCAGCAGTAAAGTTTGATAACTGGTATGGCATATAGTGAGATTGTGAATTCACATCGGCATGACCAAACAATTCAGCAAAGAATATATTTTCGTCTTTATTCTTCCAACGGCGATCAGATAAATACCAACGTTGATAACAAATACGGCCATAAATGCCGCGCGTGTCTTTAAATACGCGGCGGTTATCAATAAAGAAACTCTTGGTAAACTCACTTAAATGAGGTGATATTTTGCCAGACAATCGGCTGTTTTCATCTCTGTAATCATCACCTTGAGCGCCACCAATAACAAGGGCTTTTACTGTAGTTGAGGAACGCAATATAACAAACGCTGCTTCTATCACCTTGCTATCAACTAAAGAGTAAATTAAACGCTCTTCATCTTCATCGCCATCACGCTTTTTAGCTTGGCCAGTAAACAGCAAAGTGTTTTTTGCTTTAGCCGTTAAGTTTCCGGTGAGTAAAATCTCAACGGGTCGGCGACCAGTCGCCGCACATAGTGCAAAAACGAGTGGGGCAATATTTTTAGTATCACCATAAAATGTATTGGGATCTCGTTGTAAAATTTCAGTGACTTGGTTTATATAGCGTGGGTAATCAACATAAACTTTGGTGTTTTTCTTAACATCCAATTTGTTTTTTGATTTTTTAGCCATTAAATCTTTGTCAGATTTATCCATTGCCAGGTTAACAATAAGTTCATGATCAACTTTAAGCGTTGAAACATCATCATAAAGTTTCTGTGCTTCTCGTAGCGTTTGTACCAGTATTCTTTTGGCGTATTGAGTATCACCATTATTCAAATCCAGTATTACATCACTGTAAGCAGGGTATTTATTTGCCAACTTAATAACATTATTTTTTATAGCTGCCTTGCTAAAGTCTAAATCCTCAACAGATGAAAGGACTTCCTTTGCATCAAGCAAACAATCAAGCATTACCCGCTTGGCTTTGCGAGTATCGTCAGGCGAATGCCCAAGCATTTTATGCAGCATATCGGCATGCCCAGTGTACTTCTTAGCCATGCGTTCAACTTCAACAGTAAACCTATGGTGAATACCTGTAAATTCCTTTATAGCAGTTCTAGCCCTTGTTAAATAACGCCTAGCAGTTGTAGGTGCTATTTTGTCAGACTCCCTTTTTCTGTTGTCACCATAAATTTGATTAATAAACTTTGTCGCTAAACGCTTAAATGATTGAGTCTTAGTTTTCTGAGCGGCATCAGAATTATCAATCTCTTTGGCATCGTTAATAAGCGCTGTTATCAACTCACCTATTTTTAATTTATGTGCTGGCATGGCTAAATATCCTCTTAATTTTCGTTAATCCATCATACAGGGAACAATACTAACATACACCCCAAGAAGGTACAAGTCAATATATAATTA